CCGGTTCACCTCATTGAGTTTTGCCTGCGCCCGTGCGCGACGCTCATCCCCCCTGAGCAACTCGGCATAGATGGCCGCCTGGTCAGACTGCAATTGACGCGATCCTGCTGCCTGTATGGCCTGCTGTCTCGTCAGCTCCTTGGCAACAGCCAAGTCACGCAGGCGGGATTCCGCCAGTCGTTCCGCGTCACCACCAACAAGATAATCGCCAAACTGGTTTTTTGCCGTCTCTGGACCAAACTCCTTCAGTGCTCTTTGTGCGTCCCTTGACAGTCTAATGATGGTATTCAGGGAGGACTCTGTGTTCTTGGCAAACGCCGAGAGCACCTGATTGGTCTTGGAAAAGTTAGAACTGGTGATGCCGGACTCAAGTGCCTTAGCAGCTTCTATGCCTACAGTCTTGAGTCTGGAGTTGAAGGTAGCGATCTGGCTCTCATTGAGGGCGAGCATGCCAGACAAAGAACCGCCACCAGCAGCAATGCTGGTGCGCAAAGATGCGATGTCCCTTGCAGCCTCTTTTGCACCACTGGACAGTGCATTGCCAAATCTCCCGCCAGCTCGAACGATGTCGTCGAGGGCCTTGTTAACGCTCAGGACGCCTGCTCCAACGGCGCTCAACGATGCCTGCAGATCCTTGATCTGATTGCCGACCGTGCCGACTTTCAGGTCGGAGCCGAGTTCCTGCCTGAGTTGGCGATACTCTGCCCGAAGCTCGCCAATGTCCTTCTTGGCTTTGTCGGTGTCGATCCTAAGAGATAGGGTTGCCGCTGCGTCTACACCACTCATATCTATCCCCAGATCAAGACTTCCACATCTGCTTCAGAGCCGACGACTCCATCAGCCGTATTGAACGAAGCAGGTCAACCCTCTTCTTCCTACCCTGGACCTTGAACAGGTCCATGACCCTAAACACCACATTCAGGTCCAGCCCGACCGGCCCACCCGGACCCATGCGCCATTGTGTGGCTACCTCGCAAAAGATCGTGTACGATAGCCAGTTTTCCGGCCACACATCGAAATCAGACGTGTCTAGCACATCTTCACGCCTGATCCCTATCGCATTAAGTTCCTCATCTGACGGTCCCGAGTCGTACATCCGGGACGCCAGCTCTACGAGTTTTTTTGCCTTCCCTCGAACAGGCCCTTGTTGTATGCCTCGAAGATGTTCTTTGCCGCAGAAGGGTAGTTGTCCAGGAGCGTGTCCAGGGCTTCGATGCTGAACTCGGTATCGACACCCTCCCAGCCAGCGACCAATTCGCCAATGGCTTCCGTGTCGGTGCGGGCCTTCTCGCCCTCACCAAGCGAGTCATAGAATGCTCGCAGAGCCTTGCGCCCCTTGTGCTTGAAAAGGAAGGTAACCTCCACAGAGCCGTCCACGGTCTGGATAGTGGCGGGGAATTTGAAAATCGGATTCGGTCTCAGAGCAAACATGGTTTCGCCTCATGCAAATGTTTCGCCTCGTGGGTTGTGCCACTGGCCTGTCCGTGAGGCGGAACGGACCCAGCACGGAGTCTGGTGGCCAGCGGGTTCTGTAATCAGCACACTGCATACAGCGTGCGGATATGGCTTGTTACGTCGAGTAGCGCACCGGCTCTGCCGCATAGGTCAGGTCGATTTTGCTCATCAACGCTTCATTGGTTGCCATCGTCGGCACCTTCATGATGGCCCAGTAGGCGTTCGCGACCAGCTTCGAGCCGTTCGGGAAGGCCATCAGCAGGCCGTAAGGCGAACGCGCCGTATCGGCCACCAGAACATCCGCGTACCACGACAGGGTCGGGTCATCGAACACGTCGATCACCATGTTCACGGCATCCTTCACGGTCGGAATCTGACGCTTGACCGTGTCCGTGATCGAGGTGATGTCAGCGAACTGCTGTGCACCACCGGATGCGCTGACGCCTTTGACCTGCGACAGGGCCGTCCACGCGGTGATCTTCTTGAACGTGCCCGCGCCGCCGGTCGCGCCGCCGGGGTACTTGGCCGTGTCCGACGTGTCGATGCCTTCGAGAGTGAAAGTGCTGCCGGTAGCGGCGGAAACCCGCACAATGCGCTGGTCCAGCAGGCCCCAGCCGGACGAGATCAGGACGTAATCGCCTGTGGCCAGGGTATTGGTCGCCGATGCGACTGCCGGATTGGCATTGGTGATCTGGGTGACGGTGGTGCCGGCAACGTTGTAGGCCGGGACATAGGTCTTGGCCACACTGATGGTTGCGCCAGTCGAGAGGGTAATAGCCATGTTTCAATCCTTTTGGCGTATGCCACAATTGATGAATAACCTTGCGGCCAGGATCGAGAGCGATATTTTGGCCTATCGTTATTCTAGCACGATAATGGACAACTACTGGTGTGCTACTGAATAAAATAAAACGGCACGATCAGATCCTGACTGGTCCATCCGTTACGACTCTGCTTCCGTCCCGGCCTCGGGCAATCCAGCCTGATTTCCCCACCCCCAGAAACAGGTAGGTCCTGGTAGGCCATCAGGCCCCGCAAATAGCTGAGTTTCGTCAGGCTGTCTCTCGTGCCCTGCCCGTCTTTCGAAAACAACTGGAGGATGACTTCTCCGTAGCATGCAGTGAGCGGGATTTGATCGATACCCTGCCGCACGCTATCGGTGAAGTCAATTTGGACACGCAAGAAACTGCTTCCAACGGCATCGAGGTCAACCTTTACCGTGTTCTCATAGAAAATATTGACCGTTGGGTGGGTCACTTGCCACGCCGGGTTAAAATAGGCCACGATGGTGTCGCGGGCCTGCACTTCGGTGGTCATACTCCGAGGCTCCTGAGAAAGGTGAACTCAGACTGTCCAATGTGCTTAAACCGCCTCTCTGTGAAGAGAACTCCACGTTCCACGACCCTGTCCGCGTTCGGGTTAACTGGGCGGAAATCTATCTGCCCTGACTCGATCTTCCACGCATAAGGCTCATCATGGACAGCCGAGTTGGACAGGTAAATGGATGTGCCCAGGGGCTGTGCGGCGGCCGCTATGAGCCTAGGTTCGCCCTTGCCAAGGGCGTAGTCTATGGCCAGGTCATCGCCCTTCTGATAGGGCTCCGCAGCTCCGGCATCAATGTCCTTGCTCTTGACGAAGCGGGGCGGCCTCCAGATGAGCGGCGGGGTGTTAAATCCCACCTCCCAGCCACCAACAAAGTCCCCCGTGTACTGTGGAGACTCTTCCAAAATCCGAGTCAGCGCAACCTGCCCCAAACCGGCCGCAGACTGCTGCGCAGCGACCTCCACGGCGTCAAACCAAGCGTCCACCACAGAGTCAAACTTATCAAGCCCTTCGAGCATGACAACTCCACGTGGTGCCCTCGTCCTGAGACGAGAGAACACGCCACACACCATCGGATAATGTCAAGGTATCTGGCGGGTCCGGGGTGACTGACTTCAGCATGATCACGGTCAGGTCCCCGCGCTCGTACTGTTCCGTGGCCTTGCTGAGGTACTTGAAGTGCTCCGACCACTTGATTCGGAACACTGGGACGCTTGTTGGCGTGTCCGTGTAAGCGTCCGTGACCGGGTTGTAGACTCGGGAAGCGAAAGTGGCGGTTTCAAACGACGGGCTTTCCACCACATTAGCCAGCGCAACCAGTAGTCCAGAGTCCGAGATGTAGGACTGCTTGACCAGATACCATACGGAATTCAACTGCACCAGCGAGTCAGCAGGTGCGGCTTCACTTCCGGCAAGGAAGATTTGGTATTGCGGCGGATAGCGGGACGAGTCCTCTGCGTCAGGGAGATATTTAGCAAACGTGACTGCAGCATAGGCCGTGACCGGGGTCATGCCTGCAAGTGCCTCCCCGATTGTGGTCAGGTCTGCCAAACCGTCCGCGCCCTGAATCACGTAGTTCAGCCGTATGACCGATCCTCTCCAGAAATCTGGCGAACCATGTCCGACCAGATAGGGCTGCCCCTCTATGGTTACAACACTTCGAGCAGGCACAACCACATCAGGTGCGGTACTTATCTGGCGTTTTTTTACTGCTACCCCATCGATCTTGGAATAGGATAGCACTTCGAACTGACAATGAAAGGTGTCAACCCCGTAGGAATCGGTGGCCAGCGTGTCGTCTGCCATTCTGGCTGCGTTGTACAGTTTCATTACAGACCAGTGACCGGGTCGTAACTCGGAGAAATGACCGCGAAATAGGTCTTGCTCACGACAGTGGTAGTGCTCGAATTCAGCACTGCAAATGCGCTCGCCAGTCGCGCCCTTGCCGCCTCGTACTGCCCGATCACCTGCGTGATCACGTCCTTGTACGGGTTGTCGAACCTGCTGACCTGCGCCTTTCCGTCCGTCATCTGACGGGCTGCAAACAGCGGCAGGGACGCGGTCAACTGCTTGGCCACAGCGTAGGTAGCGAACATGTCACAGGCCGAAAGAAAGCGGGTTTCCTCAGCCGTTGGCGATACCAGGGCTTTGGTCGTAGCATAAAGCGCTTCAACGCTCAGGTCCACGCCCTCGAACTCCTGCGTCAGCACGCCTTCGTAGAGAGAAAGCGAGAGCACGGAATCGGGTAGGTCATCGTCGCTCACACCCAATGCGGCGCGAATGTTGTCGTAGCTTGTGTAATCGATCAGCATTGGGGACTCCTTATTATCGACATTTTACCACGGGATGGACGGCCGTTATAAAAGTTGATTTTTGACTAAAGCGGTGTATAATACCTATAGTTATATCTACCAAAGATTCTTACATGCCAACAAAAATAACCCAGGCGGGGTTCAATGCCAAGATGCTGGAGAACTACGGGGACACTCTGGACACATCGAAGTTCGTCTACACGCGATACAACGGACGAGGAGTGGTGACGTGCCCTGTACATGGGGAGTACGAAGTATCTGCTCAAAACCTGCTCAAGGGTATGGGCTGCTCAAAGTGCTACCATGCGTCACAAACAGGGAAGTACAAATCGAACATCGCAGAGTTCATTGCACAAGCCAGAAAGGTTCATGGAAACAAGTACAACTATGAGAGCGCAACATATCGCGGAGCGAAACGCAAACTGTCTATTGTCTGCCCCAAGCACGGGGTATTTGAACAGGAAGCATGGTCGCACCTATCTGGCAAGGGCTGCTCGCTCTGTGCCGATGAAAGAGTTAGCGACATCAGTCGCTTGAGCGATTCTGAATTCATAAGCAGGGTTGTAGAAGTGCATGGGGACACCTACGACGTTGGTCAGATCAAATACAGCGGAATGAGCAAAAAAATAGAAGTAGTATGTAAGACCCACGGTTCATTCTCAGTGCAGGCGAGTAATTTCATATACAGAAAGAGCGGGTGTCCAAAGTGTAAAAACCTAAAAACATCTGAGAGGTCACGTAGAACCCTACAATCTTACGCCGAAGAGGGGGCTATAAAACATAACGGGAAATTCACATACACCGGGATCTCCTATGAGGGGCACGCCGCATATCTAACAATTGTATGCCCACAACATGGCGAGTTTAGGCAATTGGCACAGAGTCACATGAGAGTTGTGGGTTGCGTCAAGTGTAGTAAGCCTGTATTTGACAATGAATCATTTGTAGGTGCCGCCTCTGCAATACATGGTGTAAGATACGATTACAGCAAAGCGGAGTACAGCAGTAGTTTGAGCAAAGTGCCAATTATTTGCCAAAAGCACGGGGAATTCCTTCAGACCCCGAACTGCCACATCAACATGAGAAACGGCTGCCCACGTTGTGCCGGCATTGGCCCATCATCAGGGCAAATGGAAATCTTTGAGTTCTTGAAAACAAAGGTGGACACTGTTGTCGAGTTCGCATTGCCTGGCTCAACAAAAAGGCTCGACATATTCATACCTTCTAGAAACCTTGCCGTCGAATATCATGGATTGATTTGGCACAGCACGGCATTTTCCACGGACCCGCTAAAGGACAACGTCAAACACAAGGAGGCTGCTTCCAATGGAATCAGGGTCATCCATGTTTATCAGGATGAGTGGTTAAACCAGCGCGCAATAGTTGAACGCACGCTCATGTCAGCTTTGGGGCAACTGCCAAGGGTTGCTGCCAGAAAAACAACTATAAGCATGCTAGAGGGCAGGGTTGCGAACGAGTTTTACAAAGAGAATCATCTTCAAGGTGCGACCAATCCTTCTGTGTCTATCGGACTTTACTATGACAACACCTTGGTTGCTGCAATGTCTTTTGCAGTGTGCAGGAGCGTTAGAACGAACACGGACAAAGGGCTTTGGGAACTTCAGAGGTATGCAGCCTCAATGACAGTTGTCGGCGGTGCAGGGAAGCTTCTTAAGCATTTTCTATCCATTAACAAGTGTCACACAATTGTCTCTTACAGCGACAATCGTTTGTTCACAGGCGACATGTACAGGAAGATTGGCTTCACCCTTGCACACGAAACTGACCCAGACTATTGCTATGTCTCAAACTCGATCAAGGACGGGAGAATTCACAAGTCGAAGTTCCAAAGAAAATACCTTCCCAGTAAACTGAAGAACTTCGACCCTGACAAAACAGAGGTGGAGAACTGCTTCAGCAACGGTTGGTATCAACTGTTCGACTGTGGAAAGAAGAAGTGGGTTTTATACAGATAAAACAAACCCCGGCACAAGGCCGGGGTTGCATACGCCACTCACTGCTTAGGCGTAGGTCAGAGCATCGCATGCGTCGAGGAACAGGCGGCGCGTGATTTGGCCGAAGTCGAAGCGCATTGCCGAGCCACGACGGAGTGCGAACTCTTCAACCGCCGAATAGCTCGCGTTCGTGCTCGTCACACGATGCAGGGCGGAACGGCTGTCGATGCCGAGGACAGTCTTCGACGGCCAGCCAACACCAGGATCGGCGATGAAGATCGGCAGTTCTGGTGCCCAGGTCGGATTCGACACATAGACGTTGCTGTTGATGCGCTTGCTGCCCGGATTATCCTGCTGGACGGTCGGACGGCCCGTGCGGTTCTCGATGGCCAGAGCGCCATCGATGTCCGTGACCAGGTGCGTGATACGGCGCTTCTTCGAGTTCGCATAGAGCCACTTCAGCCACGCGAGCTGCGTGATGCCGGAGGTAGCAGCACCGTCCAGAGACAGAGCAGTGACCGACTTACCGCGGGATGACAGAGACGCGTGACCCATGTCCGCGTCACCGCTCACGACCGCGACCAGGTTCTCGTTGGCGCGGGCATTGCGCTCATTGGCGACCTGACGGGTGACAGCCAAGGTGATCAGATCGAGGTTGACATACTTCGTCACCTGATCGGACCACTCGATGCCCAGCGAGTAGGTCGGGATGCGAACCTGCTTCTCGGAAGTCGTCACGGACAGCATGGCTGCCGGCTTCGCCAGTTGGCCGATGACCTGCGAGCGGGCGGCTTCCGGGTTGGCATAGTTGATTTCCGGCCAGAGCAGCCACTCATCCGCGATGGTTTCATCCAGGGCGATCATGGCGTCGAAAGCATTGGCGTTCATGTCCAGATCGGAGAGCAGCTTGTCTTCAATCAGGGCACCGATTGCCGGCATCAGAAGCACGCGGGCCTGCGAGCTGGGTTGGCGAACGACCGCGCCCGCTTCGAGAATCGTGCGACCTTCGAGCACTGCGCTCAGGCGCTGCGGACGAATGCCATACTTCCGGTCAGGGACTAGGATGATGCCTTCGCTTGCGCAAAGCTGCGAGAAGGTATCGCCATAGTTGTCCGCATCGGTTACGTAGTTGGCGTTGACATAGTCACGGAACGACATGCCGGACTGTGAAGCCTCCCGGACCATGTCCAGGCCAACTTCGAGTTGCTGGGTCGCACCTTGTGCGTCGATAAAAGCAGCCATATTCCCTACTCCTTAAACGTTGGCGCGTTCAATGACGCCGAAATCACCGACAGCACCCGCGCTATCGAAAGAAACCAGCCGCCACGCGAAGACCGCGTTCACGGCTTGCTGACCGGCAGCCGTCAGGTCGGCCGGGACCGCACCGGGCTGGTTGGTGGCCTTGCGCACTTTCGGCGGCGTCGTCAGGGTGAGGGCCGTGTCCTTGGCAACCGGGGTGCCGCAGACGACATAATCGCCGATGGCAATCGAGCCGGTACCAGCAGCCTGCGAACCGTCGAGCAGTACCCGCTTGCGGCCGTTCTGCGAAATAGTGCCGATGCTGAAGTCGTCAGCCGTGTAGGTTTCCACCGAGGTGATGAAGCCCTGGATCGGGTCGCCAACGACGCACAGTACGTGCGCGTCGGTGCCGCTCAACTTCACGAACTTGCCGATCTCCTTGTCCGTATAAGCGTTTGCCGGGGGGCTGTGGACAGAACCGACGCCGAGTCGCGTAGTGACCCGAGTCGAGCTGTCAATGTTCTGAGTCATCTTGAACTTGGCCATGCTGTATTACTCCTTATTTTTGGAAACGAACCGCGTTGACGCGGGCTTTTTGACGCGGGTCGATTTGAGTCTTCGCAGGCGTGTCCTGTGCCGAAACTGCAGCGACACCACCAACAGGGAACTTGGAGAACTCCTTTGACAACCTTGCATGCTCCGCGATCAGGTCGGCTGTCTGCATGTCGGCAAACTGGCGCTCGTGGCCGCCAAGGCTGATGTGCATGATGTTCGCGCTGCGGCCAACGATGGCCTTCAGCGGCTGGATCGTGGCCTCGTACTGGTCCTTGAACTCCTGCAGCTTGGCCAGCTTGATGTTGGCCTGGATCAGGGCATCGTCCTTGTCCTTGAGTTGAGCGCTAAGCAACTGCACAGTAGCATCGGTTGTGGCAACTTGCGCGGCGGCTGCCCGTGCAGCTTCAGCGGTCACTTCTTCGGTCTTGTCCGCCTCTTGGGCTTGCACGCCATCTTCATTCTCCTTCGATTCGGGTTCATGCTGCGCCTCAGCGCCCAAGGTTGCGCCAGCCGCCAGGGCGACGATATCTGCTTCAGTCAAGGCTTTCTTGCCCATTGGTACTTCTCCGGATGTTACGGGCACTGCACTGCCCGATAGCGTGAATCTATTCCTGACGCCATTATCGTTAGTTTTCGATAATGATGCAAGAGCCTTCTTCTTCAATCCACCAACAACCGCATCAAATGTGGTAACGCCATCAGCCAGCCCCACATCAACGGCTGCCTGCCCAATGAACTCCTGCCCGTCTGCCATCGTCTTGTCTGCGTACTCATAGGTCTTGGCCCTCATTTCCGCAACGTGATCGACAAAGACCCCATACGTGGCATCGCACAGGGCCTGGATTTGGTCCCTGCCCTCTTTCGGGAGCGGTTCGTTCTGATCGGCCAGCGCCTTGTATTTGCCTGCGCGAATGACCGTTACCGTGACCCCTTCCATTTCGTTCCGCTTAGAATATTCACGAAAGGTGGCCTTGACGCCGATGCTACCAACCAGCGCAACCTTTCCGCAATACACCTTGGATGCGGAGCACGCCAACCAATAGGCCGCGCTCGCCATCGTGTCGCCATAAGCGGTAACAGGCTTGATCTTGCTCGCAGAGCGAATCAGCATTGCGGTATCGGCACAGCCCGATACTGCCCCTCCACCAGAATCAACATCGAGCAGAATCTGCTTCACTTCCGCATCGTTCAAAGCGTGCACTATGGCTTCCCGAATCTCGGGGTATCCTGTTACGCCGTAATAACGTAGGTACGGGCTGTCGATGTTAACCAGAGGACCCTTGATCGTGATCGTGGCCAGTCCATCTTCAACGCTCAGGAGCCTTGGAGTTCCGTCGTCAGGTTCTTCATCATCGAGGCGTCCTGCCGCGATCTGTGTCTCGGCTTCCAGTGCTGCCTGGTAATTTGCCTCTGACCCGGCCCAGACTCTTTCTTCTTTAATACTCATAGTTTGGTACCTCGAATTTGTATATCAGGACAGCATCGGTCTCTGAATTCGCGCAGCGCAGCCGGCTTGTCGATCAGCGTCGCCTCGCTGCCATTGTACGAGATGGGCGAGTTGTACGGCAGATGGCTGTTGTAGGGGATGGACATGTCAGGCGATCAACTGCGCCGGCCGATCTGGGGCGAGCAGGCCCTTGCTGACGAGGTATGCGAGCGTCTGCGCGACGTGCGAATCGGTTTTGTCGATCATACTATCCTGCTGCGTGGTCAGCAGCCACACCGCTTGCGCAATCACGACATCTCCCGCTAGTTGAGCGGCGAGAATCGCTCGCGTTTCCTCGGCTGTGAGACGGTCGCGGAATTGTTGCAGGGGGATCAACGTAGAGGGCGTGGTCGGAGTCTGGACGGTAATCGTGTGCGAAAACGGATCGATACACAGGTTCTGCTCTCCACGATCGTCGATTGCCTGTTGCAACTGCGATAGAGGGTAGATGGTAGTCATGGTATATACACCTGAGTAAGCTCGGAAGCCATTATTACTTGACACCCCGTGTTTGCGAGAATCTGCATGCTTATCGTTATCGACTTGTCTACGGAGGTATCTATTGTTCCGTAGTTGGCTGACAGTCCGGAAGTGCTCGTCCCCACTCCAAGGGTTTGCCTACTATACGTTTGCGCATTTTTGCTTCCGGCGTTTCGCATCGTAAATAGCCGCTCGTCCACCGGGTTTGTTGTCGCATAGGACACCACTGTCGAAAGCCCTCCCAATTTAACCCGCATATATTTCCCTGTTGCTGACGCATCTCCTGCCATTTGCAACTTGGACGCGAGAAATCCATTGTTCCCCAGAGAGTTTCCAGTCAGGGTAAATCCAGATATTGCAACAATCTCTGCAACAGTTTGTGTTATCCGTCCCGATGGACTGCCGGCAAATGTCGTCGGCGATCCGACAAGAGCAGGAACCCCCCCTGTGTATTGGTCGTTGTAAATCGTCCCTGTCGTCGCCCCGGACGGGACGCAGTAATACCATCCGGCTGCGCACCCGCTGCCACCTGCGTTGGCCGGAAGGTAGGCATAGCAGCCGCGCCCAGACAGACCAGAAAACAAACCGGACAGCGGCTCTGCGCTCAGAGTGTAGGCGCCTCCGCCGCCGCCGTTGAAGCTCAGCCCTGCGGCGGCGCCGTCTCCTGGAAACAAGATGAACGGAATCGCTGTCGCGAAAATGGTTTTTGGATGCCCGGCCAGAGCAATCGCGCTCAGAACATTGTCCGTGCTGAGCAGCCCGACTTGCCGCCCGTCTCTACTCTCAAACCCGAGTCCGCCATCGGCGTCAGTCTCAACCAAAAACTGGGGCGTGCCCCTCACAAGTGCCATCACATGCTCCTAATCTTCTGGCCACCAACCTGGCCGATGTTGTTCACGCCCCAGCCTGCATACGGACCACCCCTGTTGAAGGCCAATCGCCCTCGAACTGCAGCCTCGCCAAACCGGACCACTGAACCCAGCACTCCACGGGAGTAGTCGACAATGCTGAAGCCGACACTTGGGTCATCCACATGAACCTTTGCATCCATGGCGGCCTCCAACTAGGTCATGGTCGGTCTACCTTCTTGTCCAGCTTGTCTTCAATCTTGTCCAGCTTTGCGAACAGGGCCTTGATGATGCCATCCAGCTCGTCCTTCTTCACGTAGTTGCCGGCCACCAGCAACTGCATGTCAGACACTTTGGCAGTCAGCTCCACGTCGGCTCTTTGCAACTCCCTCAATCCTTCCCACAGCACTCTCAGGATGAATGCCACGGCAGCACTGAAGCCACCGATAAGTGCGTTGATCATAGTTTGAGTATCCACAAAGGCCCCTCACATCATTTCGAGAAGGGCGAGGATTTCGTCCATGCCCATTGTTAGCTGCATTCCATTATAGCGTGAAACTATCCACAAAGGCCCCTCACATCATTTCGAGAAGGGCGAGGATTTCGTCCATGCCCATTGTTAGCTGCATTCCATTATAGCGTGAAACTATCGGCAAAGCCTAAAAGGATTTAGAGTGACTATTCACGCAAGTCCCCCGTCTTGGCCTTCTTGTTCTGCCCCCGTCCCGTGCTCGGAGTGCTCGGTTTTAGCTTCTGGTTCAGGGTGCTGCCACTATTCGACGGGTTGCCAGGATCAGTCGCTGCCGCACCGCTACCATGCTTGAACATGGTCCCGGACAAGGGCTTCATGCCGGGAGGTGCCAACGACCCGGTCAATTGTAGGCACGCCTCGTCGTCCGTGATCAGGCCGAGACTCAACTGCTCCAGGACCATCATCTGCTTAGTCTGCTTGAATGCCAACAGCTCGTTATCAGGACGCAGGTCGATTGGCTCGAACACGAACTCGACCACCACGTCATAACCGTAAAGTCTTGCCGACAGCGTCAGCACGCGACTCCAGAACTCCTCAACAGGCCCCTTGATCGCCCCAGTGCAGGAGCGCATGAACAGCATGATTTCGCTAGAAGCGATATTGTTCGACCCGGATGCAAAGCCCAACACTGTGCCATTGGTCTTGCTACCTGTGCTGAGGCGGGCGTTGGCCATGTCCTGGAGTACCGTGTACTCCGCAGACAGTCCGGCGTTGCTCGCATTCTCTACCTCGAATTCCAGCGAATCGAGATAGACCAGGGCCTCTTCCGGGGCGAGGGAGTTGACCTTGTCCTCAATGGAAGCTATGATTTCGTTGAGTTCTTTTACCGCCTGCGCGTTGTCGACCTGTGCCTCGGGGCTCAGAAACTTCCTGACCTGCTCCTCAGAGATGCGGACCTTCTGGCGCGGATGGATCACCTTGCTGACAATTCGCGTGATATCGTTCGCGAACTGCTCCGAATAGATGACCGGCTTGATCGAGCTTTCAATCGGGCTCGCGCTGTATGGCTCAAGCAGGTCCTGGTCCAGCGAGATGTAAATGAACGTCGGATAGTCCAACTTGATCTTCGAGTCGCCGATGTACTGCCATGGAATCAGGGTCTTGTCCTTGTCGGCGACGAACTTGATCTGTGTAGTGCTGATTAGCTGGACTCGTTTCGGGAACCTGTCCTTGCCAAGCACCACCTCACCACCACAACTGCCGTACATCATCAGCTCTCTTGCCACGGATTCGCTCGTGGCCCTGACTGATTGCGGCCCCGTGAAGCCGTCCGTGGCGTAGTCCGGGAGCAGGTTGAAGCGCGTGAGCAGTTGCTGCACCAGCATGGTTGCTTCACGGTTGAAGGTATTGTCCGGGTTCTTGGCCACCGACGTGTATTTCTGCGGCAGACCAAGGCGGACATAGGCCCAGACTGCCGCCGAGAGGTCCGGGGATGCGGCAACGAAGTCGCGAATGATCGCCCACGTATTGGCTCCGTTGCGCAGCGTGGTCGTGTCCACGCTAGCCAGCCTACGATCGGCCTGCGGCAGGACGCTATCGGACGTTTTCGTGGTCTTCAGGTAGCTCGGAAAGGTCAACATGCCGGGCTTCACCTTTGGAAGGGCGACAGGCGCTATCTGCGTTGCCGCAAAGAAGTCTACCAGTGATTCCGTGCTGTCGAACATTGCATACAACCCCGCATTGTGTCCAGGCGGCGATAATGCGCAAACACCCGTGATTTCAAGCATTCTACGCTATCAGAATGCAGACAGCAATAGCGATAAGCTATTTCTACACATATTACACAGTGTCACCACCAGTTTTAGCAAATGTTACACACTGATTGCCAGGCGCTATCCAAATCGAAACCACAGTGGCACTGCGTAGGCACAGCAGTTACCGTAGCGTGACTGCGGATGAGACCAGTGTGGCACACCCTGATCACGTCAGCCTACCAAGCTCAGGGCGCAGCAACACCCTGAAGCTGGACACTAGCGGGAGCATACCGCCACCTTCTCCCGTTGTCGTCCCAATTATGAACTTGGCCAAATAAGCGAACTGCAGGGCGAACCAGAAATGGTCATTCCCATCTTCAGACTTGACCCACTTGAACTCCATGGCCTGCATTCTCAGGTTCCAGTCACGCATCCTGCGCATGTCCGTGCAATGCTCCACGAAGTCATCATCCAACGGGCATGATACCTTTGAGAAGTCCCCAGAGCGCACGAAATCCATCAGCGAGTCGAACGCCCTGTCCCTTGCCACGTTCAACTGCCTTTGTGTCCCCTTCTCGACATTTTCCTCATCCGGCTTCTCCCTGATGGTATAGAGATGGACCCCTTTCGATTGCGTGTACACGCACGCCCACAGGTTCTGGTCTTGCGCTTGCAGGCCCAGGACTAGGTCCGTGTAAGGGAGTGAGTCAATCACCGATGAGCGTACCCGGAACTCGGCCCGCAACTGATGGTAGCGTGTCCTCAGATTGCCCAGGGATACTGTCTCGATACGAACAACTTGCATGGCCCCATCAAAGAAGCACTTGGCCACGACAATGTGACAGGTCTTGCCCAGGTCCACGCCCATGACGTGAAATCCCGATCCTTCAAACTTGTTGGGAATGATCGTGCCACGGACCTCGTCCGGTGACAGGATGCTCTCCCGTGAGAAGAACGGCAGGCCGAGGTTGAAGTTCACGAACTCGGCCACGTTCGTGTAAGCTGTACTGGCCTCGATCAAGTAGCTTGGAGGGATAACGTTCGGGGCATCAAACGGACTGACCTGGAAACCTTCCGCGATGTGGTTATCGTCCGGGTTTTCGCACACCCATTCGCGATGTGCAGGTCCGAGATTTGGCTTCTTCCCACAGTGCGGACACGCCACATACGCGTCCTCGTACTGGAGCGTGTGCAGGGTCTTCTTGTTGATGTCCATGAGTTCCCCTCTATAATGGGGAATTCTCACGTGCTCATAGTAATGTGGTATGAAGCGATGCCCACAATGGTCGCACTTGACGAAATTGAAATGCCTCCTCGACCTTTGAAACTCGTGATCAATGCCCTTACCCGGAAGAGTCGGCGTAGACAGCTTCAGCTTCATTTTGTAGGCTGAATGCGTCAGGCGCGATTGGTACTGGCTGATAACAAACGGGTCACTGAAGTCCAGTTCATCATGAATCAGAAAATCGGCCGGAATACTGATCGGGGCGTTACTCGACGCCGCCCCCTTCAAATATAGGAAGGAGGTGTCGAATTGCTTGACCTCAATTGAGTCCGTACCCGTGATCTGCGCGCTTAGATATGGTGACTCATTGATTACCGGATTGACCCTGGTCTTTGCCAAAATGCTGGCAAGTGCTGCGGTGGGGAGTGTGTAGATCGTGGTGAAATTTTTAATCATCCCGCAAAGTGCCAACGCCTTGCGCACAGCTATTTCCGAAATGCCGGCCTGGCTGCATTTTCTGACCACTGTCTCCCTAGCGGTACTATCCAGAATCCTTGTTTGATACTCGTGATGCTTGTACGAGTAGTGCCGTCCCGCTAGAAAGGTGTTTTCCGTAATCCAACGCGAAACCTCGTCCAAGGCCGTGGCCTGAGACGCTCCCGCCCTCAGCCTGATTAGGTGGTTCTTGAACATTGTTTGTTGTTTTTCTGTGATCACTGTTAGTTACCAGAGGTTAGTTGATCAAGCCTGCCTTTTTGGCCCGACGCTCGTACTCCTCAAAGAACTCGTCCTTCAACTCCTTTGGTAACCCCTTGATGGTGTCGATCAGGGCCTGCTCCATGATCTTCAACGTCTGCTGCATTCGCAGGTCTTCTTGCAGTTTCACCAGTTGCCCGAGTGTGTTGACGACCGAATTGGCCACCTGCGCCTTCTGGTTCGGGGAAGTTTCACAGTCGTCGATGCAGTCATCCATCAGTGACTTGGTCTTCTCGTACTGCTGCATCAGCTCATCTTCCAGGTCCAGGTCCTTGACCCTCTGCGATGGAAGCAAGCTGTCGACCATGTTCTTGAGCCTGCGCAGGTCCTTTTTCGGCAGGTTGCTCAGGACCCCTTCCAGGTCCTGTGGCAATTCGGTGGGCTTGTTCAGCGCCCGCATCTTGGATTCGTCAATCATTCCGTCCACTCCTCGATTTCCACAGTGAGTGATCCCGATTGATCAGGTCCCACGTCCTGTACTTAACTGCTTCCCGTTTCTTGTGCAACTGCTCAGTCTCGGTCTTGTTGCAGACCATGATGATGAGGTTCAAACCTGCACTCCCACCAACGCACGAACTCTCTCTTCACGCTGACACAGTACGTCTCTGGCAACAAACATCTTAACTGCACACCTATTGGCCAAAACCCTAAGCCTTGACAACATTGCTGGCCATGTAGGATTCAGTTCCCAGTCCCCGAACAGGTACACGACCAGGTCCTCTTCCAGTAACTGGTACGGGTAGTTGACCGGCTCCACCAGCGTAGTGCCAACAAAAAAACGGCTCTTCTCTGTCGTATATTTGTGAGTAGGCTACTTTTCTCATAACCTAATAACCCCCCGCTTCCTATCAAGCATCGCCAAAAGCAGGTCTGCCAGTGCAAGCTGGTGTTTCGATGACATCCCCTGCACCTGCTCAAGCGTCAAACCCAATGGGCGCAGGTCACTCGTGAACAACTGTGCCAAAATCTCGACATCAGCACCTCTCGAATCCGCTATTTCCTCAAGCAAGGCTTCTCCAAGCAAATAGCCCGCCAGCATGCGTTTCAAAGGTACAGAACGCCAATTTTCTGGTGTTTTTTGGTACTTTGGTGATTTATTGACGAATAATTGGTTTGCCCTGCCAAATTGCAGCCATTTTTCAGCAAATTTTGGCAAATCACACTCAATTTCTTCGGCATAAGCCTCCCTATAGACAACCGGCCACACGGCCAAATCACTCATTTTCAGGTTAGAAATCTCGCTGATTGCTCGAAATATCGTGCGCTCGGACAGCTTGTAGTCATAGGCCGCGTCGTGGACCGTGAATTTTCCCGAAATGCAGGCAATGGCAATCTCTCTCGACCTGCTCTTGCGCGCAGGCAGGGTCGATTCTGGCCGCGTGCGCTTCATATAGCCAGGTGCGTAGCCGTATTTCCTGCGAATGCCGTGCATTGTGGACTTTGCCACGTTCAAGCGCCTGCACGCCTCATTGAGATTGATGCGCTTCTGATCCAATTGCTCCAACGTCGTGTACAGTGTCGGTAACTCGTCCCCCCAATGAGTCATGATCAGCTTCAGGGAAATTTTTGACTGTCCAGTGATGGTCATAGCTTCCGCAAGCGTGATCTCACCCCTGAAGACGCGCATGAGCGTCTTCAAAGTCGTTCGCGATTTCAGGGACAGCCGTACTTCATTGCTCTTGTCTGATCCCGTTAGCGGTAGTAGGTCCCTGGGGTCTACGTCGTAGAAGTTCGCGACCTTGATGATGTCGTTTCCAGGAATCCTGTTGACCTTGATCCATCGATAGATCGCGTTCGTGGTCAACTTCAGGTGCCTTGCCAAGTCCGTTACTGACGTGACTAGCGAGCGTACCGAGTCTAGATTGGGCTGGCGGGCGTCCTGCTTGGCATCTGGTCTTTCTTCTGCAGGCAGTAACGCAAGTGTTATAGTTTCCTCATGTCGTTGCATGGCACTTCTCTGAGAATGTGTCTTGTCTTGTCTTTTCAGTGTAGCACCATGCAGTTTGGGTTGTCAATTGTGCGCGGTGTGTTCGGCCTTGTGTTTGTTTCTAGGGGCTGTCCGTGTGCATCCAAACCTATGTCCGTTCCCGGTTCAGCGCCCAATCTTGTTCTTCAGGCCCCTTGTGTACTGCCTTGGCGGTGGGTCATCCTCATCTCCCGCTAGTGCAGTTTGGTGTAAGGTGTCTTCTTCCATTAGCCTTTGCCTACGCAGGCGCAGGACTTCGTCCTGGGTCAGGACTCTGTTCTGTCTTTGTTGTATGCCATCTTGTGTTTCTGCTATGGCGCTTATTCGTGCCATCAGTGTTTGGGCATTAGCCAGCAAATCTCTCAGGGTTGTTCTAAAGACTTCCTCCAGCGGCACTCCCGATCTTTTTGATAGATCTTTCAAGGCTTCTTCCTGCTCTCTTGGTATGTCGAATGACATTGCCGTCATCGGGCTAGTTCGACCAACTGGCAATCTCACTTCACCATCTAGCGTTCTCCCTATACCGTACCGCACTAGATCTGACAGCGTCTTCCCGCTCTTTTCCGATAGGTTCTGCAGTGCTTCGAAGTCGCTCTGTTGTATCCGAAATTTCATGGTTGCCTCCGTGACGTAGTAGGGTGCTCAGTTTAGTCCCCGGTTGTTTGGTTGTCAATAATTCGGGGTGTGTGTAGGTTAAAATTTCAAAATGCGTGCGCGATTTTTTGGGGAGGTGGACAACCCTCTAACCAGCTGATCGGCGCAAAAAGCTATGTCGTCTGGCGGTCGCGGTCACGGTCGGACAGCGCGGTCGCGGTCACGGGATCGACCGCGGTCGTGGCCGCGGTCACGGCCAAGGTGCATCATCTACATCTACATCTACATCTACATCTACATCTACGTACTCTGGCCGTGCTGCAAACGTGGTTGACATGTGCGCTCAACAACAAACAAAACAAAACAAAAAGCCACGTCGCACACAAAAAACCCACACACAACAAAAACTCTACATTTGATCGATCTCCCACTGCACTACCCAAAACCACAACCACAACCACAACCAACCTTACAACCACAACCACAACCACAACCAACCTTATGACCACAACCACAACCACAACCAATCTTGTGACCACAACCACAACCACAACCAACCCCACAACCACAACCACAACCAACCCCACAACCACAACCACAACCAACCCCACAACCACCCACACGCACCCCCAACACATTAAATCCACAATAATGGCGGGGTTAAAGCCCATAAAATGCTGATTTTTTTGGGTTTTTAGCGGTATGGCGATCTGCCATAAAAAATAACCGCTAGGGTCTTGACTTGGTGCGCCGTTTACGCGTAGGATACGAATTGTGCAGTCAGTGCAATGCCCGCACTATTATTCGGGCACTTTTCGAAAGGTCTGAAAATGTCGAACATCATCAAAACCAGTGACAAGATCGTTACCTTGTCCGCCAATGCTCGCAAGGCATTCGAGTCAACCCCGTGTATGGCAATCCTTACGGGTATGCTTACCCGTGACGGTTGGACCGATGAAACGGCCGTCCGGCCGTCCGATGTCCGCATGAGTACTGCTGCGGCTCTTGCCGCAATGGGCGGAAAAATGTCGCCGGCCAGCTTCACGGCCGGACTGCTCTATTTGACCGTGCGCCACGCGCACGGCAACGAAGTTGACGTCGCCGGGCTGCCGGCCGGTAGTGTGGTTGCGCTGCATGCCGCGTGCGGCACCTTGCCGAAAGGCAAAGGTTGCAACGTGCGGATGGCACTGTTCGCTTGCGAGACCGGCCTTGCCGCGCTGCTAGCTCTGCCGGCACCAACTGCACGCAAAAAGGGTCCGATCGGCATTGCTGCCGATCGGACCGTCGACGCAATTTCTGCTGAAGCTGAAGCTGAAGCTGCTGCAGCAGCAGCAGCAGCAGCAGCAGCAGCAGCAGCAGCAGCAGCATACATTGACGGTCCGATCGGCAGCGACGCCGACGGTGCAATAGAGGAGAGCGCTGCCAACGCAGCGCTCGATGCGGCGAACGCCGCTGCAGCCGCTGCAGCCGCTGCAGCCGCTGAGGCGGCAGAGTTCAGAGCAAAGAAGGCGGCCGAATTCGCCGCTGATGCGGCAGCTTCGGCCGCAGAAATCTCACGCAACATACTGATGCGAGCCGACGCTGAAACCATCCTTCGCTTGCTCGCGAAGGAAATAGGTTTCACCGTGAGCAAGCGGACGCAGCGCAAAGCGGCGTAAAGCGGCGTAAACACTTGCAAGGTCGCCTTGGCGACCTTGCTTACAGAAGGGTTCAAGCGAACCTTTCTGTAAGCAACACTGCTCTTTTAAAATTCGAATTCTAGGCACTGTCCGGCTAACGGATTTTTCTGCTGCGCTAGCGGACAGTGCTGAGTGTTGATTGCGCGAAAGCATCGTAGCTTAGCTGGCGCGGCATTGGGATGCACTTGATTCTGCACGCTATATCTAGTGTGCGGATAGAGACAACAATAAGAAAGCATCTATGTACGCTACAACGCAAGTAACGCAATCGGCCGGAATCTCGACAATTACAAGGCACTTTGATTAAAGCGAGCCCAGTGGCAAGCTCGGTGGCGAGACCACCAGTGGCAAGCTCTGGCGAGCCCAGTGGCAAGCTCTGGCGAGCCCAGTGGCAAGCTCGGTGGCGAGACCACCAGTGGCAAGCTCTGGCGAGCCCAGTGCCAAGCTCGGTGGCGAGACCACCAGTGGCAAGCTCTGGCGAGCCCAGTGGCAAGCTCAGTGGCGAGACCACCAGTGGCAAGCTCTGGCGAGCCCAGTGGCAAGCCCAAATCAAGGTGACTGGCAGAACCGAAATGACAATTTCAAAATTTATGCGAAACAAAGCAGGGCATTGCTTTGCCCGCATAAAGTGAATTCCCCGTTTTGGTTCTGCAGCGCAAGCAACGCGCGGATAGGTGAAAACGCTTTGCTATCGGGAGATAGCAGGCAATATCATGTACTCAACTGTTGATACACGGTGGAAACTGATAGGTCAACAGCAACATCTAAAGGTTAAATCGAAGTGGGATGTAACCTCAATGGATTGATGCATGATTAACAGTCAATAATCTGAGTCCAATTAAAACGCGAGTGTAAATGCGCAAACTGATAGCAGTTTGGCTATCGGCAGGTATAGCAGCGAACAACGGTGAATCGTTCGCGCACGCCAAAAAGTCCCGTCCAGCATTGACGTAAAACTGTGTCGGCAGCAGGCAGAGTATCGTCGTGAGACTGAAACCAGCCGAAAACCTGCACGCATTCCCCAAGGTCGCCAGCAATGGTGACCTTGACAAAAAGCCCGCGCAAGCGGGCTTTTTCGTTTACGGCTTCCGCCAAAGGCCGTAAACGAAACCTGGAACCCAGCAGGCTCAACTGGGATTTCATTGGAGGCACTCAAGGTGTCCGTAGAATTCTTAAGGCTGGAAGAAATTGACGGCAACGTGTTGCCGTCAGAGCAAATCAGCACCATCACATTCAGGGCACTTCGCTGGGCCTTGAAAACACGCAGAACCATCTGGGTGCTCTAGCAGCACCCAGACAAATTCGCTAGGACAAGCGACCTCCTGGCGAGACCGTGGCGACCACGGAATAGAAAAGGTCGATAGCTGCCAGCAGCGACCGTGCTGGCGTCTGGCCCGGACAATCACGACAGGGCGAATGCGGCAAGCTCTAAGGCCGCAGACACAAACTGAGCAAAAGCCCGCGCAAGCGGGCTTTTTCGTTTACGGCTTCCGCCAAAGGCTGTAAACGAAACCTGGAACCCAGCAGGTTCAACTGTGGTATTGAAAGAGAGTGAAAATGTCAAACGTGTCGAATGTGTTTCAACAACTCCTGGAAATTCTCGACGAAGCTGGCGTAACGCCAGATCGTGTCGGGCAGATAGAAACGGAGACTGGCTGCCTGTACAAAAACGATGCAGACCTTACCTTCGTGGACAAAGATGGAGAGCAGGTCGTCATCAGGATCGACGGCAGCATCTGGTCTAACAATAAGCAGGTGGCCCTGATGGAGATCAGGGAAGACGCTTGGTATCAGGCGCAAGAAATGATTTACTTAGCGACTCAGCGCGCTCAGTATGAGGTCTGAGCAAAGCCCGCGCAAGCGGGCTTTTTCGTTTACGGCTTCCGCCAAAGGCCGTAAACGAAACCTGGAACGCAGCAGGATCAACTGCGATCTCACATAGGAGGTGAAATGAAAGCGTCTCAACTCGGGGAGTTGTTGCGATTCAGAGGGGGCATGCCCCTCGTGATCTTGAGAGACGTTGATTCAGAAGGTAGAATCGCCGCCTACTGTGGTGGCGAGCGTGTGGCCACCGTAGGTCCAGGAAACCTGATCGGTGTTAGGGAACAGGCATACCTACTGTCCTACCCGGACTCAAAAATAGAAATTAGGGGAAGTTGGAGGGACGTAGCGGAATGTCTGTCTGTATTACAACAGACAGCGTCATGGGACGAGGTATTAGAACTCGTCGAAGCCCAACGAGCCTTCGACGAATTCTAAGAACAAGCTCTAAGAACAAGGCCCGCGAAAGCGGGCTTTTGCTTTGAACTGTTACATTCAACGGCACAAAGCAAAAGCCTGTTACAAGACAGGAGATCCGCACTTCACATAATTCTGACGGCGGTGGGAATTTTTGAAGTTTTCGACTTGCCACAATGTGTGGCAGTGCGCATGCAGTCATTCCATCGCTTTCATAAGTATGGAAATGACGTTCAAAATTTCTGCCGGAAATGGCAATTTTTGGATTTTGACTTGCCACTTTGCCGTGGAGTGTGCAACAAAAGGCAGTTTTTGCACCGTTTTGGTGCATTTTTACAGTTAACAGGCGGTTTGCGGGCTTCGTCCGCGTGCCTGATCAAGAGGAGAAATGAGATGTCAAACGAAACTTGCCCCGCATGCGCCCAACACGGCGACTGCGGAGGGTCAAACCACCCATCCTGCGGGTGCTTCATAAGGGGGCGGGCCTGCACCGCCCTTCAACAGCAAGTATACCACTCCGGTTACAAAGTCGGAATCGAGTCCGGACTCTCTGAGGAGGAAGCCGAAAAGGTCGCATATCTAGCGGCCAAGATGATCCGATAAATCAAGGTCCGCAACCTACCTCGTAAGAATCAACCGAGATAAGGTGCCCCATCTTTCCCCCTATGGGCAGCACTATGGACGACACATGGAAATTCTATTGATCGCATTACTTTGGTTGGCAGCCGGCTGGCTGCCAACCTTGATGATTGATCCAACAGAGGATGATGATGAAGAATGAAGACTAAGCTATACCCCATACCCGGTAAAAAGGAGGGGCGCCTCATAGAGCACGTAGGCAGCGATGCTGCCAAGGTCGCGATCATGAATCGCGTTAGCTGGGGAGAATTCTACAGCGTCCAGGTCACGATCCAGGTCCAGGACACGATCCAGGTCACGATCCAGGTCCAGGACACGATCCAGGTCACGATCCAGGTCCAGGACACGATCCAGGTCCCCCGCAGGCATCCTTCGACGGTTCCCGCAGGCATCCTTCGGTGGTTCCCGCAGGCATCCTTCGGTGGTTCCCGCAGGCATCCTTCGGTGGTTCCCGCAGGCATCCTTCGGTGGTTCCCGCAGGCATCCTTCGGTGGTTCCCGCAGGAATCCTTCGGTGGTTCCCGCAGGCATCCTTCAACGGTCCCCTCAGGCCAAGCAACCTATTCAGGCCCACAGCACGAATAAGTCTCAAAACCAGTAGTATGGTTATTTTTTGAGCAGTCGCAGGCACCCTTCAGGCACTTAGACTGCTCAAAAAATAGGCAAAAAAGGGTCTCTGCAGGCCCTCCGTTTACAAGTTTAGTCCCCCCTCTACAGGGCCTATCTCAATGATTTTAGAAGGTTTACACCCTTCTTATTTTAGTATACATGTATACCTATTTTTTTTTTGAAATTTCAAGGTTAACGTCTCATACTTGAAATTTTTCAAAGCCTGTTTTTTGTTTTTTGCACTTCATTTTTTCTTACAACGGCACTACCCCTTAAGTGCTTGAAAAAAAGGCAAAAAAACCTCAAAAACGGGCACCATTTATGTATACGGGGCCCCCTCGCCTGAAAGGGCGGGCCAAGGCGCCTGCACACGCCCGAGTCTAGAAGGACTGCCCCTTGACTTGTCACTTCTAGGAGACGTGGCTAACTACAAACGCGCCCAACGTTAGCTACTGCCCCTGGAAGTGGCAAGTTTTGCCCTGTACGTGTCAGTGGACCCGATCCTCGGGAAGTACGGATAGCGTATGCCCCTATGGGGCAGTACACTACGGGGAGGTCACACTGGTCTTTGCATGTGAAAGGAGTAGGAGTAGGAGTAGCAATGTCACAATACATCCGAGACGCACGGACAATGCGCCACAGTCTACCGGGATGCGAGGATCGTACATCCCAAATCCAGCCAATCCAGCCGGAACAGACGCCGGCACAACCCACGAAGGAGGAGCAAGATGAGCAGCAGCAACAGCGACCGGAAGTGTGCCGAAATCGCACAAAGGCTGGTCGAGAAGGCCAGAATGAAGCTGATTCGTAAAGCCCGCGAGCGGAAGATGTACCTCCTTGAGCGGCGCGTAAGGATCATTACAGCGGGGCCGCAGCGGGAAGTGTGGGGTCCGTGGGGAGCGAGCAATGGATGACCTGAAAAGAACCATCTATATGGAAGCGCGGCGCATGATAGATGCTGGCGAGCGAAGATTTCTATGCTACGCCCTGCATTCTGCACTGAGAGACATAACCGGGCTGGACCTTGAGATGCTTGAAGAGAGACTTGCCGACCTCTTTGAAGAGTTCTTTCCGGAATTCTTCAGACTGCATGACGGGCACTACTATGCGCCCTCCTCTTGTCTTGCTTTGGAGGGAGAGTTCTATATAGTAAGGGATCATTTTCTGTATGCGGTGTGGTGGGAATATGGGTGGAAAGAGCCACGCCTTGCAACACTCGATTATATACTCAACAGGTGACAAATGGACGACATGAAACGGAGCATCTACCTTGAAGTGTCTCGGATACTGAAGGGCCGAGACGCCTGCCACATGGGCTTAACACTAAAAGAAGCCCTCGCCAACGTAGTTGGCATCGACTGTAAAAGCCCGTTCTACGGGAACACGGAAATCGAAAGCCTATTAGTGTTAGTGGAACTGTTCCCTGAGTTCTTCGATTTGTATGATAATTGCTGGTGGTTGGCGAGCGTGTCCGAAGTACGCCAAACCACAATCAACTTCCTTCTCAACAACAAGTAAATAGATAAAATGATGAACAAGTACAGAGAAATCAAAGTCCACGGCATCGAACAGCGCTTCCGCTGGATTGAATCGGGCAGTTTTCTGATGGGGTCGCCGGTGGACGAGGCGGGGCGGTATAGAGATGAGGGGATTCATAAAGTAACACTAACCAAAGGGTTCTGGCTGGCCGACACGGCGTGTACGCAGGCTTTTTGGCGGGCGGTGATGGGGGAGAATCCGAGCGCGTTCAAGGACGACGAGCGCAACCCTGTGGAGAGAGTTTCGTGGGACGACGTGCAGTGTTTCATCGGCGAACTGCAGCGTCGGGCAACGGGATTGGCGGTGCGCTTGCCGACCGAAGCCGAATGGGAATACGCCTGCCGCGCTGGGACCACGACGCCGTTTTCGTTTGGAGACGAGCTGACGCCGGAGCTGGTCAACTACGATGGCAAGTACCCCTACGCCGATGGTGCGAAGGGGCTGTATCGGCGGAAGACCGTACCAGTAGGGTCGCTGCCCCCAAATGCGTGGGGCTTGTACGAAATGCACGGCAACGTGTACGAATGGTGTGCGGACTGGTACGGCGATTACGCGAATGAGCCGCAGGTCGACCCGTCAGGGCCGCCGACTGGCGATTCCCGCGTGGTGCGCGGCGGCTCGTGGGGCAACCTCGGCGGGTACGTGCGTTCCGCCAGCCGTGGCTGGTACGTGCCTGGCTTCCGCAACCGGTACGTCGGGTTCCGGCTCGCCGCAGACGGAGAAAAATAAGAGTTAATACTATGGAAAAGTACAGAGAAATCAAAGTCCACGGCGTAACGCAGCGCTTTCGCTGGATCGCACCTGGGAGATTTTTGATGGGTTCTCCGATAGACGAGCCAGAGCGCTGTACCAGCGAAATACAGCACCGAGTGGTGCTGACCAAAGGGTTCTGGCTTGCAGACACCGCGTGTACACAGGCGTTGTGGAAAGCAGTGATGGGGGAGAATCCATCTTTCTTCACGGGTAATGATCTCCTCCCTGTCGAAACAGTAAGCTGGGACGACGCACAGTTGTTCATCAGGGAGCTGAATCAAATCTTCCCAGGCTTACACGCGCGCCTGCCGACCGAAGCCGAATGGGAGTATGCGTGCCGCGCTGGGACCACGACGCCGTTTTCGTTTGGAGACAATCTGACGCCGGAGCTAGTCAACTACGATGGGAGTGCTCCTTACTTCGGTGGCAGGAAGAAAATCTCCCTAGACCGGACTGTGCCGGTCGGATCGCTACCTCCGAATGCGTGGGGCTTTTACGAGATGCACGGAAACGTTTGGGAGTGGTGTGCCGACTGGTATGGACCATACCGAACCGATGAGCAGATCGACCCGCTGGGGCCGCAGGCAGGCGACGACCGTGTATTCCGTGTATTGCGCGGTGGTTCGTGGGTGCTCGGTGGCGAGGACGTGCGTTCCGCTTGTCGCGGCAGGGCCAATCCGGCTTACCACAGCGGGACCATCGGATTTCGGATCGCCGCTGATGGAGAAAGATTGTAAATTGTCGCCGTACCCCAAACCGGCACCAAAGTTATTTTATAACAAAGGAGAAGTAAATGGCAACATCGTCCGAATATGGCGGTTCGCTGTACAACACCCCGCGTCAAGCCATGATGGCTGCCGTTGGCGACTATCTGTACGCCAGCGGAAAAAACAGCGACGCCGACGTCGCTGCAATGGACCCAACCAGCGCGGCGGCGCAGTTGCTCGCCGATGAGTGGCCAGTCCCTGGGCACTGGTCAGCAGAAACCATTACCAACCTCGTTTCTGAAGTTATCGGAAGCGCTCGCGCTGCCGTAGAGGAGGACGCCAAAGAGGCATTCCTCCTGGAGTCTGACTCCCGAAACACATCCCCAGAGATCCTGGAGGCGTGCTGGTGGGCGGCAAACGGTAATTACCCGGAGGCTGTCCGGGTGTGGGAGAGTCCCACGGACGACGAGGCCATAGAGATATGGGCGCGCGTAACAAACAATGGCCTTCGCCTGGCCACCAACTTCTGCTGGGGCGCGGCGGGACGCCAATGGGCCAGACAATTCGGTCTCGAATGACCTACATCAACAGAATAGAGAAAATGATGGAACAGTTCAAAGAAATAAAAGTCGGAGGCTAAACCATGACAGCACTGGAAATCGAACTGGCGGAACGCGCCGAGCGCGGATTTCACCCTGTCACTGTCAAGGTGATGAACGCTACGCTGAACACAATAGGGTATGAACTGAACCGCGAGCGTGATTGCTACAGCAACAACCGTTACATGACTGGGCCACGAGCGGGTCAGTCCTACCCGGCAATCAACACCGGAGTCCGTGAGATGGATACGAAACTGGAGTTCTGTAACGTCGATGCGCGTTGCGATGAAAACTTCAAGACGCTTCAGAAATGGCGCGGTGAATGCAGCCTGTTTGCCGTCGTCCGTGGTTGTATTTTGGAGATATAGCATGACCCCAAGCCAACTGAAAGCCGCTGTCGAAGCTGCTGGCCATGAGAGCCACTTCTTCGATCGCTCAACCATGAAGTTCTTCGGTGACACGATGCGCAACTACGGCGTGCGCTCCACGATCATCACATGCAACTACGACCAGAACGGTCAGTACGTTGCGGATGGTGTGCGGGTTGAGGTCTGGGAACTGTACCGGAAGGCGCCTGTGAAGCACGGCTTTCAGGCTCCGGCGTACTTCGACAAGGTGTCATTCAAACGGGTTTTTGAGAGGATCTGAAGATGAAACTCAAACCAAACTCCAACATTGAGCGCTTCAAGTTCTTTGTCCGAACCAAGTACGCATGGCCGGGCGGTTACCCGATGTACATGCTCTGTGCTGACGGCGGGTGCCTGTGCCACAAGTGCGCTGGGGAGAACGCCAAGCTGATTATCCAGGCCACGGTGCGGCGCGACAACCACATGTGGGAGTGCGAGGCGATCGATGTGAATTGGGAATACTCCGACTTGACGTGTGACAACTGCGGCGAACCCGTTGAATGCGCCTATCCATCTGAGGAGGAACCAACATGCTAACCACCCTACCCTTCTCCGGCTTCTACTGCTCAAAGTGGAGCAGCGAACTCAACGATGTCGAGAACCGATTCATCGAGCGCGAAGCCGAGGACGACGACACGCTGGACGAGTCCGAAATCGCGTCAATTGTCGACAAATGCCGACAAAATGAAACACAAATCGAGTACCCGGAAGGGCCTCTCGACCTTGTTCAGTTCGTCGGAGATTTCTTTCAGATGCCAAGGAGTTCTAAATGACTTCGTTTCCAAACGGAACATTCGTTGGAAGGTACAAGGGTGTAAGCATTTACGCCAACAAAGGGCGATATGAATGCTTATTCGGTTGGCTGCCAAAAACGTTCGATTCGTTGAGGCAGGCGCGTTACAACATTACAAAGTGGAGCAAATCGTGATCCTACATGAACCTTTCAAAATCAGTGCTCGCCTCTGCCCCGCTATCAAGATCAACGACACGTGGATGTCGTGGGACAACGGTGCGTTCGTACTCGATTTCCCGGACGGAACCGATTACGCCATCAACGACTTCCACGGCGGTCTCGGTGGATTGCAAGACTACTTCGAGGCCGTCCTCAGTTTCATGGGGGCTGCTGCCGAGTCTCGGCAATACCGGGAGCGTACCGGGATGGAGGGTGAGAACGAAGACCTGTTCCCACCGCACATCGTGGATTGGATCGTCGATAACCTGGACGAGATCGAATGCCTGCAATGTGACCTCACCGAGAATCTGGAGTTGATCATCACATGCGGGGGTTTTCCGCATATTGCGGGGTGGCTCAAGGAATAGCCCAGACGGACACACGCGTTCCGCTTGCCGTTACATTCTCGCTCCTGACGTTCGCAGAGAAAACATCGGATTCCGGCTTGCTGCCGATAACAGGTGATAACAGATGATAACGGGTGATAACAGATGATAACGGGTGATAACAGGTGATAACAGGTGACACACATGGATGACTATAGAAGAGCAATCTACATGGAAGCCCGCCGTCTGATCCAAGACGGGAAGTGTAATTTCGTATGCTGGGCTTTGATCGATGCGGCAAGGAGGGTTCTTGGTATCGACACCTATGCTATGACCCGCAAAAAAGAGCGCAAATTCCTCATGGAGTTTTTTCCGGAATTCTTCAATCTATATGATGGGGTAGGTTGGCATAGAACACGGCCATACCTTAAAGACGGCCAACCCACTACTTTAGTGAGTTGCAAGATGCGTAGCCCGCACAGTCAGTGGTGGTCGCTAAATATGGTTGAAGCACGTCTTGCCATCCTTGATTTCATCCTCAACCAATAAGGAACTTAAAGTGAAAACATACGCATTAAAAGTTGTAAATCCAGATATGACCACATACCGTGGATTCAAATGGGAAGGAGTAGGAGGAACAACCACTGCCCCCGATTGGCGGGCAGACAAGCTGTGTGGGGGAGGGCTGCATGGTTGGCTCAATGGGGTAGGGGACACGAGATCCTCTGGGATCTCGGTGGGGGAGGGAGTAATCTGGCTGGTACTGGAAGTGCACGGGGACCACATCGACCTCGGCGGGAAAATCAAATTTCAGTCAGCGACTACGCTGTTCGCCGGCTCCCTGTACGAAGCGGCTCGAATGCTTGCTGAGCTGTCTGGGGAAAATGGGGCGATGATTGGAAAGGTGGCCACTGGTGGGAAGGGTTGCATCCTAACTGGTGGGGACTACTCGACCCTCAGTGGAGGAATGGATTCCGTTATCACTGGTGGGAGGGGTTGCGTCCTAACTGGAGGGGATTACGCAATACTCCGCAGTGGCCATAAGTCACGACTAAGTGCCGGGGAGTCAGCGTTGATCGCAGCGGACTCGCGTTGCATCATCGATACTCTTGGGTTTGCAACTATAAGTGCAGAGTATTTTTGCAATATAGATACGGGTAGATGCTGCACAGTACACTCCTCGTGCGATTGTATCATAAACGTCGGTGCTGACTGCCATGTGAGTACCCTGAACAATAGCACAGTTTTTGGTGGAGACAGGTGCTTGATTCGTGGTGGGAGATCTTGCGGCATTGCTGCAAAAGACGACTCAGTTATTTTTGCTGGGCTGTATTCAACTGTTAGCGCAGGCAAGGGCAGTATCCTTGTCTTGATGAGCGACGGTGGGGTAAACAAAACGGCAGTCGTTGGTCAAGACGGTATCAAACCCGGAGTGCCGTACAGGCTCAATGCTAAAGACGAGTTCGAAGAAGTGGGGGTTGAGTGATATGTACAGGCTCTATGTGGAACGTGAAGGGGTGGCAACGCGCACAGCCAGGAGGTACAAGGAACTGGTCACAGCCGTGGACGCAGCCAAGAAACTGGCTGCAGCCGTGGTCTATGTCCACCGACTTCTTCCCACGGGGAATGAACACCTAGTGGACGTGGTGCGTGATGGAAAAAGTCTCAGTGTCAAATAACAGCAAACCGCGGTCGCGAGAGAACAGTAGGAAGTTCTCTCCGGCATTCAACAAGAGGATGCGGGCAGACCTGCTGAGAGCGCTGGCACGGAAGGCCAGCAAGTATCAACAGATTTACGGCCCGTGGTCGTCGGAAATAAGGAGGGTGTATGTGGAAGAAAGCTAAAGCGTTCTTCGTAGGTTTTGTTACTGCCTATTTGCCGTACAAGACCAACTGGACAAGCTTTGACGAGTTGGCGGCCTACGACGAAGGGCGGAAAGTCGCCTTGATCTTGTTTGGGGGTGCAAAATGGGACGCATAGCCAGCACAATCGTGGCCTCTCTGGTAGCTGCCAGCGAGATGGCACCATACATGAACCACGCGCCAAAGGAATACTGGCCATCAAACCGTCCTCGCAAGCCGCTCCCGCCCGTGGACAAGGCGAAGAAAGAAGAAATAGCGGCGCACAACGCGGAAATCGACCGAATCAAAGCCGAGAAGAAGGAGAGGAAGATGAAATGAGCCTACTCAAAACCTTCACGTTCACGATGGTCGTGGACGTGGACATAGATGGCGAAGTTCCCAATCAAGAAATCAAGAACGCCATCATCGATAAGATTTTGTATTGGCGCATTGTCTACAACAAAGACAACTACGTCTTCATCAATTATGTTGAACTCGAACTCAGGAAGGAATAGCAATGAAATTCATCATCACAGGACGTGACGACAACGGCAACCCGACGCACGTCAACACAGACGACGGGTTCATGTTGTGCAGTCGCCCATTCGACCCAGATGAAGACGGCTGGATGGAAGACCAACTTGACCCAAGCGCATTTCCGGCAATTCAGACTGGTCGCGACATGGAGTGGTTGGTCACTGAAGTCAATCGCCTGCGGCGCGACAACTTCTACCTGAATAGCGAACTGAAACTCTACCGCAAGGTGGTAGGGTTTTGAACGACAGTTCCACAATCTTGTTTGGAGATGCGAAATGGAGAAACGCCACACACGCGTTATAGTCATGAATTATGCAGAGGGAGCGATCCCAGTCCACAACTCTAAAGAGGATCAGAAAGAGTGGTACGCCGCTCTCGGACGCCTAGTGGCATACGGCCTGTTCTACAGGCCCAACGGTGCTGAAGGAGACACCATGCAGTATCTTAGCCTCTGGTTAGGAGGCGACCCTGTTGAAATCCATGCCTATTATGATGGGCCAATTACGCGGGAGGGAGAGGAGACCTACTACGGTTCGCAATACGAAAAAGCAAATTTGGCTCTTGTGGAGTTGTCTGAGCGGTTATCGAACAGTGAGGGTAGATTCATCATTGGCGCAATCCCGTACCCAGGCGGAAAGTGGGGCTTTCATTCGTGAAGCGTGGATCGAAAGTGTGGGTTTGCCATGACGGAAAGTGGGCGCGACGAGTGCCCGGATACGTCATGGCAACGCGCCAAGGGCATCACGTGCTGGTTGAATTCCAGCACAAAGAAAAAATAGTACGATTTTGGGCAAGAAAACGCCCGACTGTACGACATCAGAAAAGTCGTTCATTTGGATATGTTGGAGTTGTAACCCTAAAGCGATACGCATACTTCGGCGGGTGGGCAGCCATTGACTGGCTCAGTCCGTGGTTTGCGGTGTACAAAAGGAGAGATAATGGGAACTAACTACTACCTTCACAACAGACCGCCATGCGCCTGCTGCGGTCGTCCTTACCAGCCGCTACATATCGGCAAAAGTTCAGCGGGGTGGTGCTTCGCCTTGCACGTCATCCCTGAAGAAGGAATCAACGACCTGGACGACTGGCGCAAGCTGTGGTTACAACCCGGAGTGCACATCAAGGATGATTGCGGAGTCGACGTCACCACATTTCAGATGGAAGAAGTAATCACAAACCGATACTGGCCATATAGAAAGTTTGACGACAGCCTATTGTTGAGACGTGGCGGATACCTCACAGAAGAAGAGTTCCACCGCCAAAATTGCAGTCAACATGGCCCCAACGGACTCTTGAGACATGCCATTAACGGCCGCTGCGTGGCCCACGGAGCAGGAACGTGGGATTGCATAAGAGGAGAGTTTTCATGAAAAAATTCAGACTACCAGATAGATCCTACACAGACAACGTAGATTTGTTCAATGAGAATCGTAACACAGCAACATGACCTGGACACGCTCCAGGCCAATTTCACCGCCCTGGAGCACGCCATTGTCGGCGACACAGGGCGGTCTGCACTTCTAGAGGTTGAAATACTCAAGGAGTGTGCGCGCAGGTACAATTTTTTGTGTGAAAATTTGTAGTAGGTCGCACATGAGCGTTTTTAGAGTTGTAAGCAGGGATCATAACGGGTGTTACACGGTGTGTTTTGATGGAACACGTGCGCAATGCCGGAGATGGATCATTGGGCGCCACGGATGTATACCACCCTTCTACGCAATCACAGTTCGGTCCTCTGATTTTCATCGTTGTTTTGAAATGTCAAAGCGCGAGCGCAGTGAACTTGAAAAGGCGATCCAATCGCTGATGTAACAACTCAAGGAGAAGTATGAATGAGTATTGAAATCAAAAACCGGCAACGCGCTGTTCTCAAAGATGCCCTGATCAGTTACTTGAACACTCGCATTGGAACAGAGGCAGTGCAGTTCGCGGCTAGAAAAGGATATATCGAGTACATGGCAGAATTCTATGTCAACCACAGGTCCTCGTCCCATCCTGACGACTTCAAACGTCTCAAGTTGAAGTAAGTGGTCCTCAACTTTAAGGCATCCTATGAATTGAGGAGGATGCTGAGTGAGTAACCTGACAGACTGGCTGCTGAACCAATTCGTGCTGCTGGCCTTCGCATCAATCATGATAGGGTACTATGCGTACCTTTACTTTTGAGGGAATTAATCTATGTATCTTGGAGAACTGAAACAGTGCGGGAACCTGTCTCTGAGCGCGGCAGACACAATCGATATGTGTGTCCTATATTGGCCCGATGGCACATGGTGTTACAAGAGCGATTACTATGAGCTGGGCTACACCCACATGTCGGACGACATCGGGCACCTGACCGTGTCTATGATGCTTGATTATGAGCAGGTCGACGCTTTGGTCCGTATGGCGTGCATAAAAAGGGGTGGCATCAATGTATCTTCAAGGACGTAATCGTTACTACACTAGCGACGGACAACAGTGCTGTCGCAAGGCACCATTTCTGCTTCTGATTCAAACCATTTACTGTGACGATATCTATGGGGCTGTCCGTAAGGTAGCCCTGAAGCAATGCGGGCACTCTATGATGGGCAGGGTCAGAATCCTGGGCAAAAGCTACACCGTGTCCGGGGCATACGGCAATGACGGCCTGTCGATGACCGTGGACATAATCCCGCCAGACGCCAAAAAGCTGCCCGACGAACTGCGCGCAGCATGGAACACGGGCGGCGGATGGAACAGCGCCGGCAGCGAGGCACCGCTGTTGGTTGAGTGGGCGAGGAAGGAGTTGTTGAAGTGACAAGCGGAGTGGTGACTCGGGAAAGCCTACTCAATTACGGGCTTGCCATACTGCGCTGGCTCTCTTTGATGAGCACTACCCGTCAGGTAGCGTTGAGTACGAAAAATGATTGACGCACTTGAGACATCGAATCTGCGACAGGCTGACGAGTATGTGGGCTGGCTTGTATATGCTTACGAGGACTGAACAACATGTTTTATCAGGAAAAAGTAGTAAACGGTGTTCTGCACCGTCGGTATCACCCAGACAGCCCATGGTCCCCGTTCAGCGCAAAAGAACTTACAGACATGCTGATCAATCTCAGGCCGCTTCGTCGCGACGGCTATTCCGAGCACGTTGATGAACGCCCTTGGTAAGGAGTTGATGAAGTGAACTATAGACCACGCCGTGCCAGCAAGCGTTGGCTTGAAGGGGCACCTGAATACATCCTGGACTGCTTCAAGGATGGTGACTACTGGGTGTTGTTTGGTGGCAGCCTGTTCGATCCACACCTCTTGAAGGATAGGAAGGTGCACATGCTGGAACTGAACAGCATGCCGACGCACCCATTGTTCGGGGTGAGCATGTGGGGAGTCGTGGAGGCGTCGTATCGACCGTCTCATCAGCGAATTCGGTGGCTTGACCTGCCACAGAACGTGCGAGAGCACATTGTTTATAGGGCGGAATCGTGATCAATGAATTTGAAGTGGCCCTGTATAAGAGACCCAACAGGTACGGACTATTTCACAGGCCAACCAAAAACTGGACGTGCTTTGGGAAGAAAGCCTGGCTAATTCGCAAAGCGACCGAGCTTAACATGGAGATGAGCGTGGACAACGAAACGTTTGAGTACAAAGGCAGAACCTTCTGACTGAAAGTGCACCAGGATGTGTACATGGGTCCGCCGTGGAAAGAGCACGATGGGCATGGACCTGTCTCAGAGTGGACGCGGAGGGCTAAGCTCCCCGGAGAGATGGTCTTGTGCACTGACGGGCACCACAAGCGGTACTATGACTTTGCCGAAGCAGTGCGCATTGCCAAAAAGGAAAGGTGGGATACGGCACCTTATGGTGTGGGCACCAAGGGTGAGCGTGCCCACAGGGCAGCGATGGCAGACTTCAATTACCTGCGCCGCTGGCTTAAGTGTGACTGGTATTGGGCAACCATCCATGTCATCTTGCTGGACGAAGACGGAGAGAGGCAATCCGAATCGTACCTTGGTGGTGTCGAGTGGGAGTACGAATTCAACGAGTACATCATGAACTCCGTAAGGGAAATGGCCGATGAACTGCTGGCGGGAGTGGCCGAGGACGAGGACGAGGAAATGGTCCGCATCGAGAGCCGTTTCCGGGACGCTATGGTGTGTGGACTGTAGTGGCAACAAGTCTGAAATATACTATAGTGTGACTTCCACACATTGACAGGAACTAAAGATGAAGCCCACTATGATCTTCACCGTCTCGATTCTCGCTACCCTTCTTGCAGCCTGTGCCGGCGCACAGGCATATCCTGACAGCCCCAAGCTGAGAAACTGCCGGTACGAGGCGACCAAGGCCACGGCAGGGGGTGGCAACTATGGCACGAACAACTGGCTGGTCCAAGGCTACGCCGAGGGTTTGGCGTATCTCAGGGTGCTGGACGCTTGCATGGCAAGGTAGGTTGCTGTCTGGCCGAGTACAGGTTGAGCGACCCTGCAGGTGAGTATTACATTTCACTCCGACCTTGTAAGGCGGGGAGAGAGGATGAGTCATGATCACAACCAAGGCCACGTGGCTTGGTCACGAATACGGCTGCCGCGTGTTCTATGACGGGCAACTGGCCCTCGAAGGTCGGTGTCCGTCAAGGGACCTGATTGGTCCGACGTTCCGCAGCTTGTTGCGCACCATGGACACTCTTGGTGGGGACGCCTTCACTTCTGCTGCACGGGAGCGGAGATACAAACCTGGGAACGTGGTCTATGAAGTAAAGATTCGTTGGCCAGTGAGAAGGAGTGAGCCATGATCACGACACAAGAGCAACTTCGTAAGGAGTTCTGGCACTACTACCCGGAACTCAAGCGCATCCCAGGCAAGACACAGAATGAGTACACGACCGATGTTCGGGTAGCGTGGTGTGACTTTGTCGAGCGCATGTATCGTGCCGGGCAAATCAGTGAGAAGTTGGCTGAGAGAGCCACACTCTAACACCCGCACGGATGAACAACACGAAGGCCCCGAGAGGGGGGCCTTTCTTTTGGAGAAACGGAATGAATATCAATAAGTGGCTCAAGAATAATCCGGTAAGTTGTACAGGAGGTTGAGATGACAACGAGGTGGATTGACGAGCAGGACTTTGATGGTGACAAGGGCTTTCTGATCAGCTTCTATGACAGTAAGGATGCTAGCACCCGCGACAAACTGGGCTACAAGCCGGCCTATACTGCTAACAACAAGCCGTTCTTGTACGGTTTTCACGGCAGTTTTGGTAACGTTATCACGACAGGTTGCGGGGCCTGGAAAGTGAGCAAGGTCGCAAAGAGCGGAAGGGTGTTGATCGAGAAATTGAATGGTAAAGAACTCGTTGAGTTCTTGGAGGATATGGGGTACCCAGAGCTAATTGAGGAAATAGGGCTTGATCTATGGAAATGAGCATGAAACTGGTTGTACTTGTCCTGATGAAGTGGAGGGTGGTCGATCAATGAAAACGTCAGAATGGTTGAAAAAGTTCAATAAAGGGGTACCGGGCGGATTTCCGGTGCTAATGTGCGGGTGGCCCGACGCCGAACACGGCATCACCCACAGTGCATATGTTGATAATTGCATTAAAGTTCTGGAAGACCTGGACGAGGGGCAGGACGCTCCAGTCCTTGGAAGCTACAAGGAGTGGGTTGAGAGGCAGCGGGAGGACAACGAAGAACGCGACAATCTCGGTTTTTCGTGGCAAGACTGCGAAATTTGTGGGTCCCCCGCCGGAGAAAGGTACGCAGCCACAGCCTTTCCCTTACCAAGGTATGACGACACCGATTATGTGCCGCTGGAGGTGTGCGGAGACTGCCTCTGCTACATCGCAAACGGCGATGTGCCTTGTGACCTTGAGGATGACTGAATGGTAAAGACGCATGCGCTCAAGTTCACAGTAGAAAATTGAGGTAGTACTACTTTAAGAGGAGAAAGAAATGGCATTCATGCGAGCACAAGTGAGTTTGAACAAGGAGATGTTTTTGGTCAGTGACGATCTAGATGAGGTGCTGTTTTGCAAATACAATGAGATTGACCTCCCACCCGGACAGTACAGCATCCACGACGAAGCGCCGGAGGACGACAGCGAATTCGAGAACTGGGTTGAATCCGCCCGAATCGCCGAAATTCTAGGAATCATTCACAGTTTCGAGATCGTGGAGAAGTTCTGGGGCATGCTGAGCGCCCCTGGCTATATGGACCGCACGGACTACATCCTGGGCGACAGCCTGGCTGATGTTGCCCAGCAGATGCTGGACACGTACTACTATGGCGACACTGAGGACATGGACGAAGACGAGCGTGACGACATTTCCATGCTTATGGAAATGATTGATGCGGAGGAAGTAGAGTAATGCGAATGTCATAAAAAGTTGAAAATTTCTCTGCCGGAAAATTTTGGAAATCAGAAAGGAGAGGGTCGAAAGTGAAAACCCAATTGCAGATGTTTTACGAGGAACAGGCCAAGATTGCCGCACGTACCGCGTCCATCATGGAACTCGTGAACCACCCCACAAACCCGCTCACGAATCAGGACCTGGAGCGAGCCATTGCCCGGTGGCCAGAGCGTTACGGCATGTATGCGGGCTTCATTGGCAAGTTGAAGGACGAAGATGATCACAGTTGACGAAGCCCTGGACAAGGACGTGTCCCTCACCGACGAGGAATACTTCCGAGTGCACGGCACCCTGAACGTTGCAAGGATCGAGGGCCTGCTGCGGATGGCCGTCTGTGTGGAGGGTAGCGAAGCGGCGCACACTCTGATTCAGGATGCCATCTCATCCTTCCCGGATGATGGCTTCCTGGAGCCGGTCATCGGCAAGTTGAAGGCACTGGGGAACAAGACTACCCATCAACACACCCGTGGCCTCATGTGTGAGTTGACCCGCATTACCACAGAACTCGAAGAGGTGCAGACAGCAACGCGGCAGTCTGCGGAATATGGGCGGAAGCTGTTGGAAACAGCCGAGTCTTTGATCTACGTCCTGTAACACTGAAAGGAGAAGCAAATGCAGTTCAGTTCATTCAAGCAGGCTGTGGCCAAGCAGTTTTCCAAGATGGCCCAATCACCGCTGTTCGTCACCGACGTGTCTGGAGACGAACTCTGGGAAACGTACCTGTCCTCCTTCCCGGACGGCAGCAATCCGATCTACCGCACCCGTACACAGCACGACTGCTCGTGCTGCCGCCAGTTCGTTAAGCATATCGGGACTGCAGTCGCCATCAAGGACGGCGGACTGGTCAGCATCTGGGACATCGACCCTGCTGGAGTTGACCCGGCCTACGTCGTCGTCGCCGAGGCCATGTCTGCGAAGGTGAAGTCCCGTGGAGTACACAACGTGTACCGCCACTACGAGGAGACTGTCGGTACCGACAAGAACTTCGAGCAGTTGCTCGAAGGTCAGAAGACGTGGGAGCACTTCTACGTCAGGCTGCCGCAGGCGCTTATCGTCAGAAAGACCCTGATTCAAAGCAAACTGAGTGAGTTCCGGGAAGCCTACCAGATGCTCACCCGCGCCTTGGCTACCATCTCCGACGAGGCCCTGGACATGGTTTTGGAGTTGATCGTGCAGAATTCCCTCTACAGAGGGCAGGAGCACAAGGCATTGGTCACGGCCTTCAAGAGACTGAAAATCAACGCTGATCGGTATGTCGGTCCAAGACCCCTGTTCGTATGGTCTGTTGCTGCGGATGGTCAGTCAGCAGTGACCGGCATTCGCAATAGCGTGATCGGAACGCTGTTGGTTGACCTGTCGGAAGGCGTGCCATTGGACCGCGCCGTGGCCTCATTCGAGGCGAAGGTTGCTCCAGCCAACTACAAGCGCCCGAAGGCCCTGGTTACGCCAGCCATGATCGCGGCAGCCAAGGCCAAGGTCGATGAGCTGGGCCTGATCACCGCCCTGCAGCGGCGGTACGCCACAATCGACGACATCAGCATCAACGATATCCTGTTCGCCAGCAGCGAGGCCCGGAAGACGCTGGAGAAGGACGTGTTCGACACCCTTGCCGTTAAGGCAGTGCCCATCAAGAACTTTGACAAGGTCGAAAGCGTGACCATTGACAAGTTCCTGACCGACATCCTGCCGAAGGCGAGGGGCATTGAACTCATGGTGAGCAACAACCATGTCGGCAACCTCATGTCGTTGGTGGCCCCGGTCGATCCAACGGCACCGACCATGTTCAAGTGGGACAACGCCTTCTCGTGGTCGTATCAGGGCGACGTTGCGGACTCCATGAAGGAGCGGGTCAAGAAAGCGGGCGGCAACGTGGAGGGAGAACTGTGCTGTCGTCTGGCGTGGGACTACGAGGACGACCTAGATTTCCACATGGTCGAACCAAGTGGCAACTCGATCTACTTCGGCAACAAGCGGAAACTGTCATTCAATGGCGGCATGCTGGACGTGGACGCGAACGGCGGCGACGGCATGGTCCAGGACCCGGTCGAGAACATCTTCTACAAGCGCATCTCCAGCATGCGTGACGGCGACTACCTGCTGAAGGTGCACAACTATCGGGTGCGGCAAGGCGGGGTTGGTTTCCAGGTCGAGATCGACTTCAAGGGCTCGGTTACGTGCCTGGAGTACGACAAGTGGGTGTTGCATAAGGAAAAGGTTGCGGTCGCCACCATTACGAAGCGCGGCACCGAAGTCACGATCAAGCCCAACTTGCCAGAAGGTAACAGCAGCAAGCAGGTTTGGGGTATCGCCACCCAGACCTTCGTGCCGGTCAAGGTGATCATGCTGTCCCCCAACCACTGGGAGAGCAGCGGCTCGGGGGTGGGCAACAAGCACTACTTCTTCATTCTGGAGGGCTGCACGAATGGAGGCACCGCGAGAGGGTTCTACAACGAGTTCCTCAAGCCGGAACTGGAGGCGCACCGCAAGGTGATCGAGATGGTTGGCAGCAAGATGCGTGCTGATGAATCGGATCGTCAGTTGAGCGGGGTCGGGTTCTCCAGCACGCAGCGCAACAGCGTCACATGCCGCGTCAGCGGTAGTTTCAATCGCATCATCAACATTACTTTCTGAAAGGATCGACATGGATACGAACACCAACACCAACATTTTTGAGCAGGCAAGCCGTCAGGGCATCCGCTTCACCTCCCCCAAGGGCATGCTCACGGTGGAGGACCTGTGGAATCTGCCGCTCACCAGCACGAGCAGCCGGGCCAACCTCGACGACATCGCCAAGGGCCTGGATGCGAGCCTGCAAGCGGTTGGTCGCACGTCCTTTGTGCGGCAAGAGAAGCCGAAGGATGACAGCACCAAGCTGATGTTCGACATCGTTCTGCACATCATCAACGTTCGCCTGGCAGAAGCCGACGCGGCAGCCAAGGCGAACGCTGTGCGGGAGAAGAAGCAGAAGATCATGGCGATCATCGAGCGGAAGTCGGACGAGGCGCTGAGTGCGGCCTCCATCGAGGACCTGCAGGCGATGCTGGCCTCCTTGTAAGGCCGTCAGGGAGGTGTCAGCACCTCCCTGATGTTGACACAACTGTACCAACTGTTTAACATAGAAAGGACTGGACATGCCTAGCATTTATGTTGGAACCTATGCCAAGTACAATGCAGGAAGCCTGAATGGTGCCCACTTGGATATCGAGGATTACAACTGCAAGGACGAATTCATCAACGCCTGCCTCGAACTTCACGCGGACGAGGACGACCCCGAGTTGATGTTCCAGGACTGGGAAGGCATCCCCAGTTGCTTCATCAGCGAGTGCCACGTCGATGAGAAGCTTTGGGACTACCTCGACTGTAACGAGGACGATGGGGCCAAGGAGGCGTACTGCGAGTTGTTCGGGCGGTGGGATGGAGAAGATACGTTCCGTGACAGGTACATCGGGGAGTTCGATAGCCGGTACGATTTGGCTGCGTATTTCATCGACGAGTGTGGACTGCTGACCGACGCGCATGAAGAGCTGCGGTATTACTTCGACTATGACGCCTATGGACGCGACATGATTCTTGGTGGGGATGTGAGGGAAGAGAATGGATATTATTTCTATAACAACTGACAAGTGGGTGCCCGTCGAGAACGAGCGGGCAGCCAAGGAGGGGTACGTGCTGTGGGTGAAGCCTGGCAAGTACGGCCAGTTGCACTATCTCACGTCCAAGCATGGTTCGCCACCAGACAAGGGCGGCTTCTACACCCTTGACATCCTCTTTCACGTGAAAGGACTCACATGTTCTCAGCCAGACCTCAAATGACTCGCGACGAACAGGCGCAGTTCGTCAAAGACCTTGTTGAGCGCATTGCGCACGACATCTACCAAAACATCTGGGACGGTAATGTGCCGGAATATTGGGGTGGCATCGAACTGCGCCTCTACATTGCTGAAGCGATGGAGCGTGGATGCGCCGGGCGCACCTTTGCTACCGACAAGGACATGAAGGAGTATCGGAACGATGTTCTGGTGAGGGGTCTGTAGAGTGAAGCAGACCCTAGAGTGGAGAAGCGCCAGTGATCCACCGACCTTGAGGTGTAACGAACTCTTCCTCATGCGGAGTTCCGAACCCGTTCTGGCCTATTGTGAAGACGGGGAAATACTGATGGCCGTGCTTCAACAGTACGATGACGACGACCACCCTGTCTGGTACAGCAACTGCTCAGAGCACTGGTGTTTGGGGAGTGCAGTCGTGTGCTGGGCATACCTCTATCCTCCAGACGAATTCAAAGACAAGGAGTGATGATGAAGACCAAGCACTACTCCCCCATCGAGGTCATGATGAGGCGCGCTCTCAAACAGTTGAAACAGCGCACCAACAAGATGCTTGCCAAGCATGCTTCTGAAACACTGGCGGCGGCATCACCCAAGAAGGTGTGAGCATGAATCACAGGTTCAGTGCAGACGATGTTCGGAGAGTTTTTCATGGGAACGACCTCCCACCTCTCCGCACTGTAACCGAACTGGCCAAGGAGTTCGGCGTGACAAGGCACAGCCTTTCCGGTTATTTGGGAAATCGAAAACCTGCACCTAAACCTGTCTTCAGACATAGGTACAACACTTGGTATGATCCTGAAGAGGTTAGGAAATGGTGGAAGAACTTGATTGCTGAAGGGGTGGTGAAATGATGGTTGATCTTAGGTGGTGAAATGATGGTTGATCTTAGGTGGTGAAATGACGGTTGATCTTAGGAAGTGAAAGACTTGGAGACAAAGTGATCTATTTCATTGTTCGCCACAACCCCATCACCGGGCACCGTTACGTGCACACTGATGGGCGCAAGGAGAAGATATTTAAGACACTTGCGTCCGTCATGCTGGAACGGGACCGCATCATTGGTAGGGGTTCAGCACATGAGTTGGAGATTCATGGTGACTTCGCCTGTGCACGGCAGGCGCGAGAGTATTGCCGGTTGCGCGGAGAAGGTTTGGACAAGGAAACAGCGATTGCAGGAGCACTGTCATGAAATATGGCATGCAGGTCAATGCTGGTATGCACTCCACATTCAGTGGGTGGATCTGAGAACATGACTGTTATTGTAACCATGCCCGCAATTGTGCGGGCTTTTCAATGGAGGTAAAAATGAGTTACCCGCTTCAATCAGATGTCACATCAAGCAACATCGCCAAGGCCGGTCACGATGGTGAGAACCTCTACCTGTTGTTTAATTCTGGGGTAGCATATAAATACCCGAACGTCCCGCAGAAGACGTATACCGATCTGATCTCCGCTGAGTCCGTGGGCAGATTCTTTTACAAAGCCATACGCAACACGTTCAGGTACGAGAAACTGGAGGTGCACCAGTTCTAGCAACTGTCAACGACTTATTTGGTATCTGATACCTTTAACTAAGGTGCGCCCACTTCGTTGGCGCAATCGTAGTTTCCATTTCTAAAGAAAAGAATAGTAATGACCTTTACCTTATCAAAGAATACACAAGGTGTATGGGGCATTCGCCCGAATGGTGGGCGCTTTGCCGGACAACTGGTTGCAACTGCAGAGGCGGTTGAAGCGAGCGGAGTCCGGTTCGAGGGCCGGACCCTGGTCGGAAGCATTCAGGCAGTGTGGGGCCTGACCATGCTTACTGACGCGATCTATGACGATAAGGAGACGTTGCGGGGGCTGTCGCTCCGAGGGACTTTCAGTCCGCAACTGCAGCAGCGATTGGTCCAGGACTACGACGGCTTCCTGGACAGTGCGAAGAAGTTGTGCAGGGCTGCCAGACGTGTGGCAGCCTATGGTGAGGCAATTTATGCGAGAGGAGTCGAATGAAAGGCGAGGCGTACTACCAGCTACCAAAATATCAAACAGGAATGACCGAACTGCAGGGAATATTTTGCAACGACCAGCAAAAATGGAATCTGCTTGGGCTGGTCGAACCGAAGATAGACAGCGTTGGCGTCGAGGCCGTGCGTGACAGCACGCTGGCCGCGTCCATTCACGAGCGGATGATCTGGGAGGTTCGCGTGGCCCTTAGCGGGAGACCGAAGGGGTTCCTGCCTGTGTGGCAACAACTCGGTCATGTGATGGATAGGGGCTGGTACCCGAACTACTTACTTGTGATGCGTGAGCGGGCGCTAGCTGCCGATGAGCGCTTATTGGGCCGTCGTGACGATGGCAACGTTATCACGGTCAATTTCAGGAGGGCGGCATGAACCTTGCATATCGCCAAACTGTAAACTAGAAGAACTCAGACTGTAAGCGTAATGACGCCCCATGACCTAGTCATGCAGCACTACCGGCTGCCATTCACGATGCGTCTATTCCAAGTGGAGGACGTTAACCGGCTTGCACCAAAACGAAGGAGTGGGCTTTACCTGGAACCGGGGCTGGGCAAGACTGCGGTATCGACGGTTTGCGCGCTCTACAAGCTGATCACGGGCGAGGTTGAGAAGGTTCTCGTGATCATGCCCCCGCTTTTGGTGGCGCAATGGGCGCGCTGGCTGTCGCGAATCGTGCCCATTGACAGGCCGGCGCTGCGCGTGGGCAGGTACCAGGGAACACCTGCGCAGCGCAAGGCGGTGTCACTTGACGTGGACTTCCTTCTGATGGGGATTCAGATTTTCAGAAAGGACTTCTGCATCCGCACACCCCTACCGGGAGGCGGGGTCATGTGGGAGGGGCGCAGCCCCCTCCCCGGCGTGCGCCTCCACGTTATCCTTGACGAAGCTCATGCCATCAAGGATGTCGGGTCAGGTATCTACCACTGTTACCGCGACCTTGTGGAGGGGCAGAGCCATCAACTGCTCACGGGCACGCCGCTCAATGTGCCGGAAGATGGCTATGCTTACATCCAGTTAGTGGCCCCCGGCGTGTACCGCAACCTGCTGCACTTCAACCAGACCCATGTAGTGGCGGAGGACAATTTCAAGAAGCCGTGTGAGTACAAGAACCTGGACTTGTTGCACGACAACGTGCGGATCAATTCCTCTCGCAGGACCAAGGAAGAGGTGCTGCATGACTTGCCTGAGTGCATCGTCACCGACATCGAGTACGAGCTTGACCAGAAGCACTACGACCTTTACATGAAGTTGGCCACCAACAAGTTGCTGGAGTTGAAGGACGGCGAGAAGCTGGACGCCACACAGGTGAACACGCTGTACCACGCCCTTGGGCAGATCGTCTGCCAGTGGCACTACTTCGGGCAGGACGACAAGCTGAAGTCAAAAATCTACGACCTGATAGGGTGTGTGCTTGACGAGTTGGGTGACAAGAAATTGATCGTGTTCAGCAACTACCAGCGCACCAACGAGGCGGTCACGAGGTACTTCAAGTGCGAAGGCATTTGGGGTCAAATTTCACCGAGGCAGAAGCAACGTACCCTGGACCGTTTCCTTGACGACCCAAGGTGCAGGATCATTGCGATGCACCCGCGGTCGGCTGGAGAGGGCGTGGACGGTTGCCAGCACGTGTGCCAGGACGTGCTGTATGCTGAACCGCCGATCACACCATCTCATCTCGTGCAAAGCCTGTCGCGGGTACATCGCGAGGGGCAGATGCAATCGGTAACTGCTCGGCTTGGGGTAGCTAAAGGTACCATGCAACGCTACTTGGTTGAGCAACTTACCAAGAAAGAGGCACTGGTCATGCCTATACAGGGTTCCGCGGTGATGTTGTCGCCGGAGGATGTTAGACGAATTGTTTTTGGAGGCACATAGAGTGCGTAATGACACCATATTGAATAAACTTGAACAAATTTCCCGCAGGTTGGAGGAAGTTGGCGACAACATTGAAAGGGCAACCAGCGGGTGGCAGTTGGGCAGCAAGGGCGGTCACTGGGGTAATGCCGATCTTATGGTCTTGGCAGCTTTCCGGTACTGCGTCGGTCAACGCTCGTACATAGTGCACGACTGCGTAAATTGGCTGATTGCTAACTGGTCAGAGTTCGAGGAATCAACCAGGGCAATTATCCGCAGAGAACTCGAAGATATGTTTTCTAGAGACGTCGGCACCTACTACCGACCTTTGGGGGACGACTGTGATCGTGCTGAGTGGGAGCGGCTGAGGACCATGTATTTATCGCTGGATGATGTGATGCGTGAAATTAAGGAATTGAAGTCGATGATGGTGTAGATGATGAGAGGATTTGCTGCAATTGGATTGGATCATCCGAAGACACCGGAGAACGTCGGCAGTGCCTTGCGAGCATGCCAGTGCTATGGAGCATCAATGATGGCTATAGCCGGGAAACGATTCAAACGCGCAAGCACTGACACATTCAAAGCCTACCGCCACATGCCGGTTATCGAAGTGGAAGACCTGAGCATCGTGATCCCATACGATTGCGTTCCGGTTGCGGTTGATTTGATTCATGGCGCGCAATGCTTGGTTGGGTACAAGCACCCGGAGCGGGCGTTTTACATCTTCGGACCAGAAGATGGGACGCTCGGGCAGCGTGTGATTTCGTGGTGTCGTGATGTGGTGTATGTGCCGACTTATGGGTGTATGAATCTCGCGGCAACGGTAAATGTTGTTCTGTACGATAGGGTATCTAAGTTGCGCGACTGACTCCAAAATGAAAACGATGAAAGGAAACGATGAAAACCGTAACAGTGTACGAGGCTGAAGATAGGAAGTTGTTTCGAACCGAAGCCGCCTGCCTAGAGTATGAGCAGCAATGCAAAAATACCGAAGATGCCAACGAAATGCGTGGGGTTTGTACGAGATGCATGGAAACGTTTGGGAATTGTGTGCGGATTGGTACGGCCCATATCGAATAGATGAGCGGGTCGATCCGCAAGGGCCGCCGAGCGGCGCTTCCCGCGTGGTGCGCGGCGGCTCGTGGGGTAGCAGCGGCAGGGGCATGCGTTCTGCCGGCCGTTACTTGGCTGGGCCGCGCTACCGCAGCCGGCTCTTCGGGTTCCGAATCGCCGCTGACGGAGAAAGACGATGAGAAAACCAACGTCATCTGAAGTCCGGGCGCTGCTCGCCCGGCACGGCATCACGCAGGCCGAGGCCGCGCGCCGAATCGGGCGCTCCGGCCAAAGGTCAGTGAACCGCTGGTGCTCGGAGACCAGCACGACTCGGATGCCAGTCGACACCGCTATCCGCTTGTGGTTGGCGTGCGGCGAAACGTGGACAGGAGGGGGAGGTGCATGAGTCGCCAATTCCCAAATATCAACTGCAGGTCTTACGACAGAGGTGAATGCCTGCACCCGGCTGCCCCGTCCCGATGGTACTGGCTTGTGCCATGTATCATTGCCTTTCCACTAAGTGACCGTCGCATAAAGCCTGGTTGTGCACTGCAGTGCGAGTACCCGATGCCGACCGCACCTGTACCATCACCACCGCCACCACCAAAACCACAGGAGCAAAGATGAAATCAGTCAAATTCTGCCGTGATTGCAGGTACAGCTTCAAAATATCCAGTAGCGAACTACTGTGCGCCCATCCCTATATGGTTGCCAATTCACCAGACGCACTGGCACCCGTGCATCCGACTGGTGTAAGAGGCTCTGAAGCACGAAAGTTGTTTGGCAAGTGCGGTATTAGAGGCAGTCTCTGGGAAGCGAATCCTGTGACTTGACAGATCAGCATGCACTGTGCAACATAGGGGGAAGTAGCCGCTACGCCCTTGACCTTGCGGGGTCAAGGGCGTAGCCTTGCTTCCTCGCGCCGACATACCGCAACAGGGAGAAGAAAAATGACAGACCCCGTACCCTCCACATGGAGGGTATAGCGCATGGCCTTTTACATGTTTCTCCAGATGGAGGAGAAATCCAAGTGGATTCCAGCCCTTGCTACAGAGCGGGAGAACATTGCCAAGACCAGGAAACCGGCCCTGGTCAGCGTCCTAGACGTGGACAACAGCTTTGACACGGATCTGAGCCTGGACGAGATACGGGGACTGCGCTACAGTGGGCCGCTGTATTTCGACTTTGACGCGGAAGATATCGAAGAAGCCTGTACTCAATTCAAAGTCTTCCTGAACAACTTGAAAGCCAAGGACGTGGACCTGGACATGGTCCGCCTCTATGCTACTGGCAAGAAAGGCTTCCACATCGAGGTACCTCCCCAATTGTTCATGGGGAAGATGCCACCCAGTGGGGTGTTGCACCTACCGCACATCTACAACGAAATCGCCCACGCTTTGTTCGTCGATTGCATCGACATGCGGGTCTATTCGTCGCGGCGGGGGCGCATGTGGCGTTGCCCAAACGTCAAGCGAGCCGATAACGGCAAGTACAAGGTGCAGATCAGTGCCGAAGAGGCACTCACCATTACCCCTGACCTGTATGCGGAAATCTGCAGCACTCCGCGCAACCCGCTTCCGGTAGAACCACCTACGCTGAACAGTGACCTAGCTCTGCTCTATGCGCAGTCCAGCGACAAGGTGAACAAGGGCGTGGCCAAGAAAAAGGCTCGCAAGACGACATCAAACCCGCTGCAGAAGTTTGGCGGCGAATGGCCAGACACTTTCGAGGGGATTCTACAGGGTGTCACGCTCAAGGCTGATGTGGGCTGGAACTACATCAGCATGCAGTTGGCAATCGTGGCATCTGAGCTGGGCAAGACCGAAGACCAGTTGCTCAACGACGCAGAGGGAGTCATCTGCAACCATGAAAGCGACTCCACCCGTTACAACACGCCGACCAAGAGGAGGCAGGACTTACGGGACATGTTCCGCTACGTCAACGGCAACCCATGCTATGAATACAGCGTCGGCGCGATCATGTCCCTGCTTCTGCCAGAGGTCAGGGCCAACGCCGATATCTCGTTCGGCGACTATGTGCCGGACGAGGAGGACGAAGATGGGAATGAGGCTGGTGAGAGCATCGGACAGGGGTCTGAGGGGGACAGGCCAAGAGGCAAGGCGCTCGAAGGTCCGCTCCGAATCATCAAGTCCGGCATTTTCGCCAGAGTGGACGATGGGTGGAGGAACATCTGTGACCTTGGGCTGATGAACCCGCTGGCCATGTCTCGACTGGATGGTGACCGCCTTGGCTACGAAGTGGACGTTACTCTGGATGGGGTAGCAGTCGGCAAACGGTTCATACCAATGAACGCACTCGCAACACGATCACAATTCAATAACTGGGCATTACTTCTGGGAGCTTCCATGCGCGGTACCGATCAACAAGTGAGCAGTCTCGCAGACATGCTCCGCAAAGGCACGAGTTCGACGACGGCAACGGTCTATGCCGTAGAACGTGAAGGGATCGATGTCGTGACCCCGTTCGGGGCAGGGTCATCATCCCAAGAGGACGTGATTTGGGCATCACCGGACGCCGTAGTGTGCCTGCGTCCTGGTGTCAGCTACCGCTATCACGGCGTGTACAGCCCAATTGGCACCTACCATTCAGACCTGATGCTTGCTCCTGAACTGACACGGGAAGACGAAAGCTATGTGCGGGACCTGCTCTCGATCAACACTTCGCAGAACATAGCGAAAATGCTTGGCTGGTTTTGTGCTGCCTTCCTAACCCAATTGATTCGCAAGAAGTTCAAGCGCTTCCCTTCGCTGCAGGTGTATGGTCAGGCAGGAGCAGGGAAGTCCATGACCGTGATCCTGCTCAACCATCTTCACTACCACCTGGTCGAGCCACGCCAATTCAGTGTGGCGGGGCAGACACAGTTCCCGATCATCGCGGCCGTGGCTACGAGTGCTTCACAGCCAGTGATCTTCGAGGAAGTGAAGCGTCGGCAGATCAACAAGAATATGCTCGACTTCCTGCAGAACATTCTTCGGTCCAATTACACAGCGGACCACCTGTCACGAGGCAGTCTGGGCAGGGACAAGTCGGTGCGCGAGCTGACCGTCACAGACTTTAACAACGCTGCGCCAGTCGCGTTTGTTGGAGAGGCAGTGGAGGACCAGAGCGCAATCCTTGAGCGGTGTGTTTGCGTTGCTCTGAGCAAGACGGATCGTGCCGGGCGCAACAAATATTTTGAGCGATGTCTCGACAAGGTCCACCGCATGGGCCGGATCGGGAAGCTGCTGGCTATGGGTGCGTTGGCCATTGACCGGGAGTGGTTACACGCACAACTCAACGCCAACTTCAAGGCTGTCACGGGCAAGCTATCGGCCGCCATGGCAGACGACGCCACTCGTCCGGCCTTCAATCTAGCGGTTACACTGACTGGTCTCGACTTTCTGAAAGGTAATCTGGCCCGCGTGTTTGGGGATACCTTCGACGCTCGACTGGATGAGTTGAGGGAGAGCATCCTGTCGAATGTTATGGACAGCATCCCGATCAATATGTCGGAAGTCAGCCGAGTTTTGGATACTATGGCTCGTCTGACTAGAAACGAGGACGACCAATTCCGCTTGGTCCCTGGGGTTGACTATGTCGTGAAAGACAACAGTCTCGAACTTAAGCTGAGGAACGCATTCGATAAATACGTGCGCTACCAGCGCAGCCTTGGTCTGGAAGTCCTGTTCGACAGCCACAACGCTTGGCAATCGGCGATGATCAATTACGGTGGCACCATGCAGCGCGCCGTCCCGGAAAGCGTGATGTGGGACTCTCCAAAGGCTGTGATCTTCCGCCTGTCCCTGTCCTACATGGATGCCGAGGGTATCGACGCTTTCAAATGATAGACAAATCAATGAGGTGTAGACAATGTAAAAAACAACTTGACACAATACTGCTGAGTGATAGAATTTCACCTGCCACAACCACAACCCCAATCGAAAGGGATCACAAATGGGAATCAAGAACCAACCTGAATTCGAGCAAATGCAAATGGAAGACTTGGATATTGATATTGGTGTAGTTAATACGGCAGCCAGCACGGCAGCCAATACGGCAGCCAGTACGGCAGCCAATGAAGCTAATACGGCCATTGCCAAGGCCAGTTCTGGTGCGGTGAGCACTGAAGTGCGTAAAGTTCACCGTGGCTTTCAAGGACAAGAACAACGTGTTCGACACGCCCACAGTCGAGGGCCTGTCCCTGGCAGTTCCCCGCATCAAGGGCGAGCAGGGATCGCTGTTCTTGGGCGATGACGATCTGGGTGACGCAATCCAGTTCGAGCTAGTCAGCTTTAACCATCGCTGGGCCATTGGTACAGGTGAGACTGACAGCGAGGCCAAGGACTTTTTCAGGGTGTCCTACGACAACGAGACAATCTCCGGCACCGGCATGCTGGTGAACGACTACATCGCCTCGCTCAAGGCACAGGGCTTCACCAGGGCCAAGAAGTCCCCCTACATGGACCTGTGGGGTTTCGTCACCTGGTCTGCCAAGCTCGGCCACATCGCACCGGATGACCGGCAACTGTCCTGCCTCCAGTGCAGCCAGACTAGCATGGGCGCCTTCACGGCCTTTAGCACCACGCGGGGCCTGATGGAATCGAATGGCTTGGTCAAGCCCATCGACGTGATCGAAGTGCATGCCGAGAAGCGAACCAGCGGTGCCAACCGTTATACGAACTTCTCCTTCTGCGCCCCCAAGGCAAAGTAACACGGTTGTTGCGGTAGTTGCTGCGTGTGCCGGTATTGCAGATGCCGGGCTCTCCTGCTACCGAGAGCGTCATTGTGGGCAGTTCGTCGCGTGTGTGCGACGCACACGCGAACCTCCCTGACCCTAGTCCAGCCTGCCTGGAAAATCTGCTAAGGCAGTACGGCTCGATCTAGATTCGAGCGTCGGACACCGTAACCGACAGAAAACCGCGTGTGCGAAGTTGTCTATTGACGGCAACAGGGTACGGCACGAACGGAACCGTAACCGTTACCAATAACAAGAACAGGATTGATCATGACTTACAGATTCATTCTCGCTGACGTGGAAACCACCGGGCTCACAGAGAAAGATGCCGTGTGCGAAATCGCATGGCTCGAAATCGACGAGCAGTTCAATGAACTGGATAGTGACACCACTCTGATCAATCCAATGATGCCGATCCATTATGGGGCCAGTGCCGTGAACGGGATCACGGACGCAATGGTGAAGGACGCTCCGACCATTGAGGATTACATGGCAATGTCCGGTAATCTGCTGTTTGACCCTAACATGGTGCTTATATCGCATCATGCCGCGTTCGACTATCGCTTCCTCAAGCCTTTCATGCACAAGGATGCACTGACTCTCTGCACCCTGAAGGTTGCACGGGTCCTGTACCCGGAAGCCCTCAACCATAAGCAGAGCACGCTGGCCGCGATGCTTGGTATCGAAGTGGCACGCGAAAAGGCCCACAGTGCGGACGGAGACCTGTCCGTGCTCCTGCAACTGCTCAAGCGCATGTGCGCTGACGCCGACTGCGGACTTGCAGAACTTCTGCATGTGCAGTCCGTTCCGAGAAAGATTACCAAGCTGATGTTTGGTAAGAAGCACTACGGCAAGAAACTCGAAGATGTCCCGAAGGACTACATCGAGTGGATGCTGAGGGAGGTCAAGAATCTTGACCCTGATTTGAAAGCGGCACTTGTCGCTCTCGTTTGAGTACCACCAACCACAACAAGAACAGGAGAATCTCCATGGCAACTGAAATCACCAAATACCTCGACAGCGCCGGCAAGGAACACGCCACCGAGGCTGACGCCAATGCCGCCGACGCGAAGCTGGCCAACCAGGCTGCTGTCGAACAGTTCATTAGCCAGCACTACAAGCTGACCGCGTCGAACGGGCGCAAGTCGCCGGCCGCGTGTGCGGCAGCCAACGCCATCTACGCATGGCTCGGCAGCACGCAAACGAACGTCAATAATTTGGAAGCGTGATCGACACCGAGCAATACCAGGCCCCCACTTCGGTGGGGGCTTTTCTATATCAAACAAGGAAAGTAACATGGCACCAAAGGAGTACGTCAAACTCGCTATGCGAACCAAGAACGACCTTGGCATGAAGGGCAACGCTGTCCATGCCTCCCTGCTGCTGACCTCCGAATCTGGAGAGGTTGCCTCAGAGGTAAAGAGGTTTTTTGCATACAACAAATCTCTCGACATCGGCCATATCAAGGAGGAACTCGGAGATGTATTATGGGGTATCGCCCTTATGTGCGATACACTCGGGATAGAACTCGAAGATGTAATGCGGTCCAACATTTTGAAGTTGGAGGCCCGGTATCCAGACCTATGCTTTAAGGAGGAGCATGCGCTGAACCGCGACCTGGCCGTAGAAGAGGCCCCGATACTGCCTCTGAGAGTCGCCTATATCGGAGAAGATTGTTGTTAAATGGAGCGGACATTGCGCTCAACCAAGGTCCAGGACCGGGTCCAGGACTTCAAGGCAGCCCTCATGAGGGTGTGCCGGAATTACTGGAAGGGCGGCTTGGCCTGCCCGAAGCGGGTCGTCCTCAAGTCCCTGCCCCTGCTGACGGACAAGGCATTTGAGGGCCGCCCGCTGCGCACCGTCATGTCTCCAATCGTGCCGGATACCGGGCTCATGACCGAGTCCCTGTTCGACACCTTCCTCTGGCCGCACCACCGCCAGGAAGGGGACTCGGAGAAGGACCTGCTCGAAGCGTCCAGCCGGGACCTTCTGAACTTCGTGCTCAAGGGCACGAACCTTGGCGAACAAGTCCTGTGGTTGCTGTACGCGCTGGGCAATGCCGAAGGGGCCAGACTGTCGTTTGACCGTCACTCCATCATGGTTCATCACGACCAGCAGTCCTACGGAATCATCGACGGGGTGGTGCACTCGCGATTCTGCACGGGGTTCAAGGTCAACGCAGATCACTGGGACTTCCTGCACCGCCGTTGGGACATAACCTGCCTCAACGAGAGCGTGTGCATACTGTGGCGAGAAGCGTATCGAAAAGGTCCCTCGGTGGTTGATGCTCTGACCGCCCTTGTGATGGGTCAGCCTTATCTCAACTGGAAGAAGATGCTCGACAGCGTGCTGCCAAGCAAGATGCCGACCGAGGCGCAGTTCAATTCGTGGATCAACACCCTACACACCGCGCAGGACCCGCTGGCCAAGCTTTATAAGGAACTGGTGCCGGCTTGGATGACTGCCTCGGACTTCGGCAAGGTCTTTTGTCGTATCAAGAATCGCCCTGATTGCCCAGGAGAATTGCAGAAGCAGGGTTACATCACAAAGCTGTACTCTTTCATGTATCAGAAAACCAAGAAAGAAGAAACAAGCGTGACAAGCGCAACAACCAAACAGCAACAAGCACAACAAGCCCCATAACTAGAAAGAAGAACAACAATATGAAACTGATCGGCATCACGGGCAAGGCCCGTAGCGGGAAAGACACTATCGCCAAGTACCTGTGGGAGAAGCATGAGTTCACCCGCATCGCTATCGCTGACCCATTGAAGTTTGCGGCCCGCGCCATATTCGGTCTGTCGCACGAACAGGTGTTTGATGACTCGCTCAAGGGGGAGGTCATCCCATATTGGGGCATGTCGCCCCGCCAGTTGTTTCAGCAACTTGGAACCGAGGCGGTCAAGGGCACGTTCGGTGAGGACACGTGGGTCCGCCGCTGGCTGATGTCCTACTATGTTATCTCGAAGACCGACCATGTCGTGGTCCCGGACGTGCGCTTCGACATTGAAGCGGAAACCATCCGCACCCTTGGCGGGATCATCATTGAAGTCCGGCGTGGTCCCGGCCTTGTTGGTTCCACCGGCGATCATGTGTCTGAGCACGGATTGAGCACGCTGCCTGATGCTGTCATTTCTAATGACGGAACATTGGAAGACCTGCACGCTGTTGTCGATGCTTTGGTGAGGACCATGGAATGAGCGTGCACAAACACTCCTGGAGAACCGAATGACATCAATCTTCCAAGACGAACAGGAACGCTGCGCAGACCTGATTGATGAGGCCGGGCGCATTACCCACATGCACAACCAGCACTACATCGCTGCCGCCAGGGCGAAGTCTGCCCCGGAGCAGGTCCGCAGCGAGGATGGCACATGGCCCGTAACCGAGTGCGTTGAGTGCTCTGCCGAACTCAATCACGCCCGACTGCTGATGGGTAGGGTTCGCTGCATTGCCTGCCAAACAGACAAGGAAAAAAGGGACACACGCTATGGACGTGGATGAAATGCGCGCCATCCGCGATCAAGCGGTCGCTGGCATGCAGGACAAGCTGGAAGAAACCGAGCGCACGGACCTGCCCTATTGGGTGCTCATGTCGCTGATGCTGCCCCTGTTCTTTGGTGCAGCCCTTGGCATGACTGCGCGCATGCTCTGGGTCCTGGTCAAGGGCTGGATCACCAGCCCGTTCAGTTTCCTCTACATGTGGACCGACATGGTTGCGATCATCTGGTGGTTTCTGCACGGCATGGTTGAAAGGATGAAAAAGAAATGAAGCGTCTGATCGTGGATGTGAGCAGCCTGTTGTGGCAATCCCTGTTGGCCACGCAGGACAAGGAGTTCGGTACGGTTGTCGAACACGAAGGGAAGAAGGTGCATGTGAACGGCTGGCAGCACGGTTACGAGTGCGCCATCAACCATCTGGTGTCGGTGATGGAAGAAGTGGACCTGACCCCGGTCGACACCATCTTCGTGGTCGAAGGGCGGTTGGCGAAGGCCCGTCGCAAGGCGTTCTACTCTGGCTACAAAGAGGGTCGGGACTCACGCCCGCCGCAGGCATACGAACAGTTCGGCATCCTGCGCGACAAGCTATCCGAGACATTCCTCAACCTGGGTGCTCAGGTCTGCACGCAGGAGGGTGTCGAAGCGGACGACATCATCGCCTATCTGGCTCGCCGACTGAACGGTGAGAAGGTGATCCTCACGACCGATGGCGACATGGCGACCCTGATTGAACCGGAGAGGGTGGCCCTGTGGCGTGGTGGCACCCTGACCTACGACAACCCCTACGGACCATTCCCGCACAGGTTCATTCCTGTCTACAAGGCGCTGTGCGGAGACGGTAAGGAATACAAGGGTGCTTCCGGCTTTGGGCCAAAGGCTTTTCTCGACATGCTGGCCACGTTCGGCGACCCCGGACTGGCCGCTATCGAGGGAATGATGCGGCGCAACACGCTGCACGAACTGGAAGAGGATGCTGCCACATTCAAGCCGTTCAGAAAGGTCGTGGACAGCGCCAAGCACGTGTACGAGAGCTACCAATGCGCCCTACTTCACGATGAGTGGGTGGATACCAAGCGGCAGCCGCTGGAGATTGTTGTCGGCAAGATGGGTGACGACGTGCCAGACCAGCGTCTTCGCCGCTGGCTTGTTTCAGGGGCGGTGCCAAAGCCGGACTGGGTCGATGCGATCCACCCGCCCGTATCGTTCACCAGAAAAAACCATGCCGTGTTCGACTGCGAACTCATCGGTTCGACCCGGCCCGTGTTCCTAGTTTGCGTCAAGATCATCGAGACGCAAGAGCACTTCTCGTTCTGGCTGCACAAGAACGAAATGGATGGGCTACATGAAATGCTCAAGCGCCCGGACATCACATGGGTCAGCTTCAACGGCATCCACTTTGATCATCACCTGATTTCTGCAGCCATCCAGGGAAAGCGTCCCGGCGATCTGAAGCAGCTTGCTAATGCGATCATCCTGGGTGAAGAAAAGTCCTGGGATATGCCCTCTCGCTTTGAGTACGACCTGATTGCGTTCGATCACATCGACCTGATCGAACCAGCACCAGGCATCAGGACCTCGCTCAAGACCTACGCAGGGCGCATGCACTATCCAACCATGGTGGACCTGCCCTTTCACCATGACGAGGACCTGGACGATGAGCAGTGTGCGGTTCTGGAAGAATATTGCCGGAACGACCTTGGCGTGACCGAGGCCCTGTTCAATCGACTGCGGCCGGAAATCAACCTGCGTTGCGAAATGAGTGTGGAGCAAGACATCGACCTGCGCTCGAAGTCCGACGCACAAGTTGCCGAGGCAATTCTGAAGAAGGCTGCGGGCATCAAAGGTCGTGCCGGTTCACAACCGAACTCCGTCCGGTACACGGCACCGTCCTTCATCGAAACAGGAAGCGATGCAATTCAGGACCTGGTTGAGCGCCTGAACAGGACCGAGTTCTCCATCAATAAGATGACCGGGGAAGTGGTGTCGCCCGAGTTCCTCAAAGAGCCGCTGCGCATCGGGCAAGGTGTGTACCAGTGTGGCATTGGTGGTCTGCACAGCACCCATGACAAGCGGGTGTACGCAAGGGACACGGGTGAGTATCTGATTTCGGATTGGGACGTTGCCTCGTACTATCCGAACATCATGCTCAAGGCCGGGCTCACGCCGCGCCTTGAAGGTGGTGCGGGCGAGCGGTTCATTGAAGCCTATCGGGACATCTACACAAGGAGGATGGAGGCCAAGCACGCTGGAAACACAAAGGTGGCTAACGCACTCAAGATTTCGTTGAACGGAACGTTCGGCAAGCTTGGCTCGCCATACAGTTCGTTCTACTCCCCGGACCTGATGTTGGCCGTGACACTTACTGGTCAACTGAACCTGCTGTGCCTGATCTACGAGATTGAGTTCCACCCCTCAATCAAGGTGGTGTCGGCCAACACGGACGGCATCACGGTTCGGTACCCGGCCCGTTTCAGAAGCAGCATCCTGTCGAAGATCGCTGAAAATGCGGAGAGGACCGGCTTCGAGTACGAGGAAACGAAGTACCGCGTCATCGCCATGAAGGACGTGAACAACTATCTTGCCGTGACTCTCGAAGGAAAGGTCAAGGCCAAGGGCTTGTACGCAGAACCGGGCTTGATGAAGAACCCAACCATGAGCGTGTGCAGCAAAATGGTCGCGGACTTCTTGAAGTCCGGCGTGCATCCGAGTTGCTCCATCCACAAGTACAACGATATGCGCGACTTCGTGGCTATACGAGCTGTCAAGGGTGGGGGCATTCAGTACGATTCCTTCGTGGAAGTGGACGACTGGATTTGCGTCAAGGATGTGGGCACGGTCGAGAACGAATGGTGGCGTCCATGTTGGGTTGACGGGCACGTGATCAAGCGCAAGTCACGCCCGCATCCGGTACAGGTTGGTGTTGGTGGGAAACCGTTTGGCAGGATTGCCAGGTGGTACATGGCTACTGGCGACCACCCGCCAATCAACTACCTCAAATCCGGGAATCTCGTGCCGAAGTCCAAAGGCGCGAAAGTGTGCATGGAACTTCCAGAAACCATTCCCGCTGACCTTGATCGCCAGTGGTACATCAACGAGGCGTGCTCCATGCTCATGGACATGGGTGTTCCAGTCGAGGAAATCGAGGCTGCAAGAGCTGTGGAGGAATACATGTGTGAGGCCACTGTCTAGTATGCAATCCCGCCTCATGTCGGCTGTGGAGACGGCCACCAACATTGCTGTAGGGTTGGTGGTCAGCTTCATGGCGCAGTTGATGATCTTCGATGTTTACGACATCAGCATTACCTTGTCGCAGAATGTCGAACTCACCTTGTTCTTTACTGTGGTCAGTCTTATCAGATCGTATGCACTAAGGCGCTTCTTCAATAACTTAAGAACAAAAATATGAAAAAATTTAGCACCGAATGGTGGTTATCACTTTCACCACAGCAGGTAGGGTCAGAAACCGAAAAGCTGGTAGAGGCAGTGCTGAAGGAGTGGAACAGGCAACAGAAATTCGCATGGCACAGGCTGCCCGATACCAAGAGTGCGCGCATGAACATGATTGCGGCGCAGCCAGCGGACTACGTGTACCGCTGCAACACGAGAGCGGGATTCATCGAGGCCAAGGGCTTGGCCCATGCCTACCGCCTCCCCAAGGAAAACGTCGGCCAACTTGCAGTGCTGCACAAGTGGGCACTGGCCGGCAGCCACGACGTGATCCTAGTCCACCACTACCTCTACGAGCAGTGGCGTGCCCTGGACCCGTGCATCCTGATCCCAGGCCAACCCTCATGGGACTTGCGAAACGTCGAGGCATTCGACTCCCCGGCAGCAGCCCTGCGTTCTACAGGATATTTCGGATGACACCAATCACTATAGTAGAGAAAAAGAGGTGCCCGTACTGCCAGACACTGCACCCTGCCGACGACTTCGTCCTGCTTAAGAGAGGGCGTGGAGGTCGTGTGACTGTGGCTCAGTGCGGGGAATGCTACAGGGCGCGGCAACGGCCGGAAGAGAACAAAGAGCGCCTCGCTAGAATGGTAGAGAGCAGCAAGGCTGCCAACAAGCGGGTTTACTTCGCATTCGTGAAGGAGAAATCAAGGTGACATTCAAACCACTGTTGGCACACACTATCGACGACACTGCCAAGGTTCAGTACCCTGTCCTGGTTTCAGTAAAACTAGATGGCATTCGCTGCTTAATCATCGATGGTGTGGCAATGACACGCAGCCTGAAGCCAATCAGGAATGAGTACGTTCAATCTCTTCTAGGACGAGAAGAGTACAACGGCCTCGACGGCGAACTGATCGTCGGGGACATCTTTGCCAAGGACTGCTACCGGGTGACGAACTCATGTGTGATGTCCAAGGACGGAAAGCCTGACTTCAAGTACCATGTGTTCGACTCGTGGGATGCCACCTTCCTGGATTTTGAGCAACGACTTAAGTGCATCCAGGAAACAGCACCGACCTTCGGTTCGGAAATTGTCGTGGTCCAGCACCTTGTCGCTGGCAACGAATCGGAACTACTCAAGATCGAGGCCGACATCCTTGAAGCCGGCGGTGAGGGCGTCATGGTGCGCAGCATGGACGGCCGCTACAAGAATGGACGGAGTACGATGAAGGAGGGGATTCTTGGGAAGCTCAAACGTTTTGTGGACGAAGAGTTCGTGGTAGTCGGATTTGAGGAGCGCATGCACAATGGAAACGAAGCCACTACCAACGCACTTGGTCATACTGAACGATCCTCTCATAGAGAGAACAAGATCGGGAGAGGTGACCTTGGGGCACTTGTCCTACGAACACAGGACGGCTTGGAGTTCACGTGTGGAACCGGCTTCGATGACAATCTCAGGAAAGGTGTGTGGGACAACCCTGAAGTATACCTGGGTAAGCTGGCCAAAATAAAGCACTTTGCTATAGGTACCAAGGATCTGCCGCGATTCCCTGTATTCCTGGGTTTCCGTGACGCATCCGACATCTAACCTTGACAAAACCGTCACCAGTGCCTAATATGGGTACTGGTGCTTTTGGAGTAGAAAGCATGCAATTGCGGTCCATACAGAATCCAGAAAATGCCGTGGTCGAGTTCACGCTACAAGGCGGGACCACAATTTCAGCCAAGCTGAACACCATTGAGTCGGACGGTGAGCACGTGCTTGGCCAGACCAGCGACGGGCGCAGGTTCGTCTTCACGGAAGCGTCCCTTATCTGCGCCATGGAGGTTCGCCAATGCTTGTGATTGGTTAAATCAGTACTTTGTTTAGGGTGATTATGGCAAATCGTGCATTAGACTTAACAGGTCAAAAGTTTGGGAAACTGACTGCTGTAAAAATCACTGCTCGTAGCCCGCGAATAATGTGGTTATGTGAGTGCGAGTGCGGAGGTGAAAAAGAAGTTCACTCTGCAAGCCTTAAAGCACGCCTGGTTAAGTCTTGTGGCTGCTTAAAGACTGGAATAAAAGACACTTGGAAGGCTGTAGTTGGGACAACGGTGAAAGGATGGGAGTGCGTTAAGTACATTAAAACGACCTCAGTCGGGCATGTATTTACCTGGAGACACGGATGTGGTAGAGAGGTTACCCTTTCTGCTACCAAGATTAAGGCTAAGGCGCCGTGCCCTTGTTTACCTAGCGATAAGCCTAAATCAGAAAGCATGTTTCATACCGCAACTAGAAATACACATAAAAGCATGCTAGTACGATGCCTAAACACAGAGCATGTGGCTTACCACAACTATGGCGGACGGGGCATTACAGTTGACCCAAATTGGTTGGACTACTCTAACTTTGTGGCGGACATGGGAGAGCGCCCTGATGGTCACGAGTTAGACAGAGTAGACAATAATGGCAACTACTGCAAAGACAACTGCCGCTGGGTTACACGTAGGGAAAATCTTCGGAATACGTCAGTTAATAGGTTATTTGATTATAACGGTGTGGCCTTATGTGTGGCCGAGATAGCTGACATGGCTGGCATACCCTATTACAAAGCATATACACGACTGACCAAGTATGGGTTTGATGTTGCTCAAACTTTGAGGGGCTATAAATGAAAACCAAAGTTACTACAGATTACCACGTAGCTGTTAAGCGCGTAGGGGGAACTACACCACTCAGTCAAGAAAATCTTCGCCAGTATATCCGTGCAGCTCTTGCCCATCAACTAGACGACAACGACCACCTGATTGCGGGTGACCTGTTCTCAGACTTTACAGTAGACACTTACGAACTGGTTGAAACCTACAAGATATTCAGCGCATGGCTTGCTTCATATGGGAAGAAGTTGGCGCTTATTAGAGGCAATCACGATTTTTCCATTCGTGGAATGGCAGTCAGTAGTTTTGACCTCCTCTGCACGATCCTGACCGAGCAGTTCCCTCAGCAGGTCACAATCGCCTCCGAGGTTATTCGCTGGAAGCAATTCATTCTCGTCCCCCACCTGCCTAACAACGAGATTCTGACCAGTGAAATATCAAAACTCTCCAGTGTCACTGGCAGCGTGGTTGTGTTCCATGCCAACGTAAATAACTTCTTTGCAGCAGAGGCACAACACTCTCTCAACGTGACTATTGAACAGGTGGAGGACTTGGTCAGTCGTAACAACCTAGTAATTTTTGGCCACGAGCACCAGTATAGGTCTCTGGTCAATGGACGTTGTCTAGTACTTGGTAATACTGTGCCATCATCAATAGCAGACGTACTTGGCAGTCCTTTCAAGTATTCAGCGACTGTTACCGGAACTGACTATGAACTGAAGACCACATGGAAGGCTGAAGACGCTTACATTGAAATCGACTGGCGCGACATTGCTACGGCCAACCTAGCGGGCCTTCAATTCATCCGGGTCACTGGCGAAGCTTCTGCCGCAGAGTCGGCAGAAGTGATCAAAGTTGTATCGACCTTGCGCCAGTCCAGTAGTGCGTTTGTGATCGCGAACGCAGTGAAGATCGAGGGGTACGACATGACCCTGACAACCGAAAGTGTTGAGAGCATCGCAGCTTTTGACATGGTCGGGGCAATCATGGAATCTCTCAACGAGAAAGAGCAGGAAGTTGTGAAAGGGTTGTTGCCATGAATGACATGAGGTTGGTTCTTCAGATTCTGGAGGAAAAATTCCAGGAGCGTCTGTCGAAAAAGACCGGGTGGGGTCGAAAGGAACTGATGATTGAGTTCAAGCTAGCCTCTTTGGAGGCGTTGCTGGAGGCGAGCAATCATGCTGAATAGTTTGAAACTCCGGTATTTCAGAAAGGTTATAAATGACGAGATGTCTTTTACACCTGGGATAAATCTGATCAGGGGAGCCAATGAATCGTCAAAGAGCACCAGACTCGAAGCTATAGGCTATGCCCTATTCGGCGCTCGTGCTCTGCGCACCCCACTGGAGCAAACTGTGACATGGGGAGAGGACGCAAAACGCCTTCAGGTCGTTCTCACACTCACTGTCGATGGTGCCCAATACACCTTCTCTCGTAGCAAGGCTGGCGCAGAGGTCGTAATCAACGACCGTGTGTTTGTCACTGGTCACAACGAGGTGAATGACTTCGCATCCAAACTTCTCGGGGCCAATTCCGGGGCAGCTAACAGGTTGATGTTTGCGGGACAAAACTCAATCCGCGGTGCCCTCGAAGAAGGTCCTAAAGCCCTCAGCCAGATGATTGAGGACCTGGCAGGCTTCACGGTGTTCGATCAGATTCTGCAAACTGCGAGCACGTTGTTGCTGCTTGGTCCGACAACGTCCACGGAACAGCGGCTCAAGATTGCTGAATCCGCCCTGGAATCTGCCACAGCCAATCTTCCCCCACAACCCGATGCTGTGGCCCACGAGAAGGTGCTCCGCGACATCCAAGGAGACCTCGATTTCGCGACCAAGTCCCTGCCAACGTTGAGCGAAGCGGTCGATGCAGCGACGAATGTCTGGGAGAATGCATCCGCCCTGTGTCTGAAGCGCGGACAAATGGCAGACGAAGTCAACCGGAAGAAGTGCTTCGCCGATGATGCTTCGGCGGCGGCAGCCGCACTGGTGCCGGCAGCGCAGAAGATCGTCGATACTTCTCCCATTTACGAGCTGAAGGCAAAAATCGCAGCGGCGCAGGAACACGGCAAGACCCTGCGGGCCTATCAGGAGTTCAAGTCGCTGCCTGTCGGTATAGTGTGGGTCGGCTCACAAGAGTCTTTCAACACTGAGATGAAGATCAACTCGGACAACATCCACGCCCTGCTCTTGCAGGATGCACGACTTGAGTTTGAACTGAAGACTCTGCGTGATCAACTGTTCGAAACGGACACGTGCGACAAGTGTGGCCAGAAACTCCCAAACGCAAAGGAAATCGAAGGGCACAATGAGAGGCTTGAGCGACTGATTCGCGCCGTGGAGTCGAAACGTGCAGTGCTTGTTCCAAAGTTAGAAGCAGAAGAACGCGACAAGCTGAGGTTCAAGGAGATTTCAGATCATGCGCTGGCCTATGCACGGGCAGTAGCAAAGATCAGCGAGTACATCAGCTACACGAGAGGCACCTATCCCGAGAAGGCGGTTTGGAAGGGTGCGGTACCGGACAAGGAAGCGCCGAATATCCCGGCCTTGCAACGCGAAGTTGACACAATCCTTGCCGAGGTCCGTGCCGTCGAATCTGCCAAGGCAAAACTGGAGATGGCAATCGAACAGGAGCAAAAGGCACGGCAGGCGCATGCTGATGCCCTGCGCGCTCTTGATGAATTTGTAGCGCCAAGTTCAGAAGACGTGCTGGCATACCACGAGGAAAGGGACCGGGCACTGGTTGCGCTAGTAGACACGCAGCGGAAAATCGTTGAATACGGACAGAGGCTGGACGATGTCGAGAAAGAGTTCCGGTACGCGACCGAAATTTGGCAATCGGCTCATGCCCGTGTCACGGACGCGCAACGAATCATCACCGAGTGCAAGAATGATCTTGAGTGCCTTGAGTTCAACAACGCCCTCGTCAAGAAGCTGCGCACCATCCGCCCGCTGATCGCGGCCAAGCTTTGGAACACGGTTCTGGCGTCGGTCAGTGTCATGTTCTCGACCATGCGCAAGGAAGAATCATGGGTCACAAAGGAGAAGGGTGGCTTTATGGTTAACGGGCAAGCGGTAGAAAGTCTGTCAGGCAGTACGCTGGACATTCTCGGTCTCGCGATCCGCTGCGCAATGCTGCGCACTTTCCTGCCGCAATGCGGGCTGCTTGTATTAGATGAACCCGGTCACGGTTGCGATTCCGAAAGGATCGAGTCCATGCTCGGGTTTTTGAAAAGTGTCGACTTCCAGCAAACACTGCTGGTCAGCCATGAAGAAGTGAGCGAGTCCGTGGCACATAACCTGGTTCTTTTGTGAGACAAACAATGGAAAAATCAACATACATTACGGTAGCTGACCCACTTACTCAGAAACTGTTGAAGCAATTGGGCATGCCGGAACATTGCGTGACCGCGACAATCAAGTTTCAACCTCGCGAACTGGTCAAAGTTGTCTGGGAGTGCATTGCGACTCGCGCACAGATCGAGACACTGACCGGGGCCAATTTGGAGTACGTGGCAGAGTCCGAGGTTGTGCCTGCGGCATGTTTCAGGGACAGGAAATAATGGGCGCAGATCAAATTCCTACGGGTCACACTATGAAGTGGGACACCAGATTCATAGAGATGGCAACCCTCGTCTCCTCTTGGTCGAAGGACCCCAGCACAAAAGTAGGGTGTGTTCTAGTTGACAAGAAACGCAGAGTGGTTAGTGTTGGGTTTAACGGTCCACCATCCAAAACAATAGACGCGGAGTACCAAAGGGAGGTTAGACTTCGCAGAAGTATTCACGCAGAAGCCAATGCTTTGCACTTCGCAACATCGGACGTTTCTGGATGCACCGCCTACATCACACACCCACCTTGCTCACACTGCACTGCCCATCTTATTCAACGTGGTGTCAGCAGAATAGTTGCACGCCGTGGAACTAGCGACTTTGAGACTAGATGGGGTGATGACATCAGAGAGTCGCACGCCATGTGCTCAGAAAGCGGTGTGGTCATTGTGTACTTAAAGGAACAAGAATGACATCTGGTGTAAAAATAGACCTTGCTGGGCAAATGTTTGGAAGACTCCTAGTTTTAGCTAAATCCTCTAGCCGCAAAACGCCAAATGGCTCTATTAAGCCATACTGGAAGTGCTTGTGTAGTTGTGGGACGGAGATTGAAGTGCGAGCGGAGTCATTGCGCAACGGATACAGTCAGTCATGTGGGTGCCTCGCTAAGGAGATGTCTAGTGCAAAGCACTCTACCCACGGTCAATCTGCATCTCCCACGTATAACACGTGGAGAGCGATGATAGAGAGGTGCAACCGCAAAGGAAACAGCCACTATAAACACTACGGTGAGAGGGGCATAACTGTATGCAAAGAGTGGTTAAAGTATGAGAACTTTCTGCGCGACATGGGGGTTAGGCCGGAAGGACTCTCCATAGAAAGGATAAATAACAATCTTGGTTATAACAAAGAAAACTGCAAGTGGGCAACTACTCAAGAGCAATCAAAAAATACTACCAAGAGTGTGCTAATAGAGTGGGGAGGGGTAGTTAGAAACCGCTGTGACTGGGCCAAGATAATGGGAATAACTCCTGGGGCACTCACGTTTAGGGTGCGAGAGTGGGGTTTAGAAAGAGCAATGACAACACCTAGCCAGCGCAAGGCCGGGAAGAAGGAGCAAGAATGACGATCAGTGTAAAAATGATTGCGGACTCGATCAGCCCAACTGGAGTCCGCATATCGACCATGCAACTCACTTACCCCAGGTTCATCCACAGTGAGTTGATGACCCACAGGGTCTTTTCACGTAACGCCAGTAGTAGCCGGGCGATACCAGTCAGCAGGATGCTGTCGAACGTGCGGACTGATCCGGCCATGCCCATTCACTGGGGCACGAACAAGCCGGGGATGCAGGCAGGGGAAGAGTTGTCGCCCATCAAACGCCTTACAGCGATGTCCTTGTGGAGGATCGGTGGGCGGCTGATGTGTGTGGTCGCGTGGTGTATGTCAAAACTCGGGCTTCACAAGCAGGTGGCCAACCGCCTGCTGGAGCCGTGGCAGCACATTCACGTGGTCGTGACCAGTACCGAATGGGAGAACTTCTTCGCCCTGCGCTGCCACCCCGATGCGCAACCGGAGTTCCAGGACCTGGCAAAGCAGATGCGGCGGGTGAGGTCCATGTCACTTCCACGAAAGTTGAAATATGGAGAGTGGCACCTGCCCTATGTCACCTTGGATGAACGCGCCGAGTACAGCATCTCGGATGCTGTCCGGGTTTCGGCTGCGCGCTGCTGCCGGGTGTCGTACATGAACCATGAGGGAAAGAATACGACGCTGGACCAGGACCTTGATCTGTACAACAAACTGGTCACGGCCAAGCCCCCGCACATGTCCCCGGTAGAGCACCAAGCCACGGCATCCCCAGAGGACAAGTTCTACTTCAATCTGAGGGGGTGGCAGTCGAATCGATGGTGGATCGAGGCTGCTGCAACGCTCTAGGTTCGATAGAACGTCCGGCAGTCCGCAAACTCTCAGACTTTGGCCGTCACACGTCCGCAGTGACCCGCACCACGTCGGTCCCGTCAGCGAACAGGGTAGCTCGCTTGGTCTGTGCCACGACGACGCCAGTTCCGCCAAGTGTCTTGAACGTCGTCGTGAACGCCCCCGTGTTGTTGCAGAAGACTACAGCCTCCCAGTCATTGGGCACAATCACGTTACGGTTTCCGGTCAGAACCCCTGTCGTGGTCAGGTACTTAGCACGCGCTTCAGCAGCATTCAGTATTACATCAGCGGTCGTGACAGCGACAGACACCTTGCTGGTCAGGTTGTAGGGTTGTGCGAATGACCTGTAGTCGGTGTACGAAGTGACTGTGGACGTTCCGGTCACGGCCAGATACAATGGAATGTTCCCCGGCGTAAAGCTGGTCGTGTTCGCGCTAACGACACCGGCCCGTGTAGCCTCGATGTAATTGTTGCTGCTTGCGGTGAGGACCAGGGCCGCTGCGTTGTTGGCAATCGACGTGAGGACACCGTCCACGAGCAAGTATCCTCCGTAGTAGTGCCAGTTCAACCCATTGCACAAAGACTCCCTCCTGCCAAATAGCGTGGATGGACTACCGGCGTTGAACAGTGCATTGGCCGTAATCTCCTTGCCTGCCTGAGACTGGATAAGGAGATCGAGAAGGGATGTTGACGAAGACATGCTAACTCCTTAACTTGTTGCTAGTGGTAGGCTCGGGATTGTGCTCAAACCTGGTGCTGCGCCTTTGATCACTCGAATCGGTCCAATTCTCCCAATGAAATACTGAGACGCCGCGTCAGAAGCCCTGCCTATATAAGTGTCACTGACAGGAGACGGGACTGATCCAGCTACAGTTATGCTAGAAAACACAGTGTCTTTAGCAACAGTCAAAGTTGTTCCAGATTTGCGAACCGTCACGTAATGCCACGTGTTGATTGAAGTAGCTGGTCCTGTGACTTCGTAATTCGTCCCATTATTGTACCTGAAATAAATGTTGTTGTTCACAACAGCAAGCATAAAACCTGTCGAGCCATCCCAGCAGTTGTACAAACGGTATATGCCAGCCGACATGTCCACCGTCCTGTACATCCACATCTCTATCGTAAAATCATCCGTACCAAATACCAAGTCTGTTCCGGTCGGGAGAGTGAGGTAGTCTCCGGTTCCGTCAAAAGACGCCACCCGCGAAAATGGAGATCTTGCCGAACTTATTGCTGGCGTACCGTTTACACTAACAGACTTGCCCTTCGTATCGGAAGTGTTGGTAGTTAAGGGCATAGAGAGCACTACATTTGCCCAATACGGGTCAGAGGCACCCTCAACATGCATGGTAGACGGCGGTGTGAATGCCGTTGTATACCTCGCAACCCCTTTGGTTATGCGGAGTCCGCACACATTCCCTTTCAGGTCCAGGCCAGAGTCCCCGCCAATAGAGAGTTGATATGACGCAGAAGGGAACGCCGTTGCAGTCGAGTTGTATCTTTCGGCACCGTTAACGTATAGGCGCATGGCAGTGGTCGATGTCAGAACAAAAGCAATGTGAGTCCATGTACTCAAAGAGTAGTTTCCAGCTCCGACAGAAAAACCTGAAGCAGGGCTGCCGGTTGCCGGGATAAACCAGATACTGCCATCACTCCTGAAATTAACCTGACAACTGGCATTACTGCCATTTGGTCCTAACTGTAGCACACGAGCATCTGTAAGGTTGGACTCCCTATACACCCAGAACTCTATTGTCATGGCACCACTACCAAGGTCAAAGTCACTGGTAGAGGGCAGAGAAAGGTAATCACCAGAACCATCGAAATAGCATGACGACCCATACAACCCATCACTGACCATGTGCTTCGTGTCACCAAAAGTAGAGACTGTTTTCCCTTTCACCTCTGTAAAGGATGCAGAACCTATAGAGCCATTCATCTGCATCTGCATGACAACGTAATTCCAGAAATTACCAGTCGTGGCTACAAAACTACCTGTTTGGCCATAACCCCTGCCTACAACAGATGACACTTGATGGACTCTTGCATGGACATTAGCCACTGGTGTGCCAAAGTCAGACACCTGTTGTGCATTGGTGTACGTGATTGGAAGCGTTGCAGAATATATTGTGCGCTGTACCGTTGCATAGGTTGCGTCCGTACAGATGTCCAGCTCGTATGCTTCTGAAGTTTCACCAAGACCGGCATCAACCAAGTCACGCCATTCGCCATCAGTACGGCTGCGCCTAACACAGGAAAATATCCAATCGCTTGTAGCAGCATTACGATAACCAGTGAAATAAACAGGGCTCAAGCACTCTAAATTCACACCTCGATAGGTGAAGTCCCTGTCCGTGTCTGAGGTAATGTCCTGTCCGTAGGTGATGCCACGATATGCGCGAGATAAACCAATGGAGGACGAGGACATGCCGATAGCCGTCACATCGGACGTGTTCAGGGCAACGATTGTGTCGCCAACGGCGTGCAGGCCCATTGCCCATTCCGTGCCGAATCGACCACGAAGCATGTTCTGGATCACGTAGGTTGATCCAGAAACCAGCGTGCATGTTTGGGCGGCGATGATTTCCCAACGACCGTCAGCACCATACGCAAAGTAGTTCCCACCGTTCAGTACAGCGGTCTCGGTCGCGCTTGATAGAGTGCCATTGTTCATGACGACCCTCAGAACACTGGCCTTGTCCCACACACGGGAATCAACAACGCCTATCGTATTGTGAGCGGAACCGACCGCGCTGCCAGCACTGTCAAATGCCTGCACGTCGAGCCACGTCGTGCCGCCGTCGTCGGTACGGATGAGCACACCACCGGGCCACCCGGAACCACCATACATGACGGCAAGGAAACTGGGCGTGCTCTGTGCTGTGCCCGTGTACATGTATGGGACATCCAGCAGCACATAGCGCGAAGGTCCAGAAGATGGGATAGTAGACACTCCTGTGACAACTGACGGGACACCTAGAGAGGCAGGGGTGTAAACAGCCGAATGGGCAAACTTCGCTTTGAGTTCCACCCTGCCGTCACTCGTATAAGTGGCGGACGTGATGCGGATAGCTACGTCACCTTCCGGGGTCTGTAACGTGACCACGTCACCCTCCTCTC